CTAATGAACATTGTGAGCGCCTATTTATTTCCAAACCAGTTGCTTACCGTGCCATCGCTCCAACAGGTTCTATCGGCATTCTCGCGGGGACAACTACTGGAATTGAGCCACTCTTTGCCGTCGCCTATAAGCGAAGGTATCTCACAGATGGTACTAAATGGAAGTATGAATATGTGGTTGACACAACTGCCGATCAATTAATTAAGGAGTATGGTCTTGATCCAAGTAAAATTGAAACTGCATATGGTCTAAGCAATGACTACGAAAAACGACTTGCCTTCCAAGCAGATATTCAAGATTATGTGGACATGTCAATTTCAAGTACCATCAATCTTCCCGCTTGGGGATCTAAGGGTAATGGAGAAGGAGATGTTAGCCGTTTTGCAGAAACGCTTTCCAAATATGCACCCAGACTTCGTGGATTTACATGTTACCCCGATGGTTCACGTGGGGGTCAACCTCTAACAGAAGTACCCTACGAAGAGGCTATCAAGCATAAGGGTATTGTCTACGAAGAGAATATTGATCGTGCTTGTGTAAGTGGTGTGTGCGGTATCTAATAATAAGAAAGATAAAATGAATCCACAATTTAAAGAACTTCTTCTAGAAACTCTACAACAGGTTAAGGATCATCCAGATGGAAAGAAGGGTGTGGCGTTTGTCACATCTTATGATGAAGAACCTGACTGGGAAGTTGCCATAGTCTTCCGACCTAAACAAAAGTAATAGACAAAATAAAGCCCCTATATCCGAAAGGACTAGGGGCTTTTTGTTATGTTAAAAATAGTTCACGTTCTTCAGCACGTCTGGTAACTAGACCATTAAGTTTAGTACTAACGCCATTGACCTTAGCATAGACCCACTTATTAAACTCCTCAGCAGCACCACTGTAATCGCCCTTGTTGAGTTTCTTTAGCAAGGTTGACATAGCTAGTGCACCCATACCTAAATTGAACACGAAGCTCGTTAAAGCTCCAAGTTGGTTTTCAGTAAGTGGAACTGTAACTAAACGTTCTACTTGGTCTTGAGCAGCTTGATAGTCATGGTCAAGAAGAACCTCCGCCTCTTGGACGGAGATTGTTCTACCTAACTTAACACCATATGTATGACCCCAACCAATAGTAGGAATCCCAGCAGGACACAAGTACGCTTTGAGTCTAAGACCCTCATACTTCTTGATAATATCTAATGCTGTCATTCACTACTCCTAAATTTATTAAGTAGAGATGCCTTGCGAGCAGTCTCGTAATTGGCTGGTGCCTTGCCCTTAGAGTTAACAAGATATCTAGTTTCAACATCAGCAAGACGACTCCAGATTTCAGAGCCAATCATTGACTTTAATGTCTTCTCATCTAGTCCGTACGACACGATCTTTTCCAAATACTTCTGATCGCCTGTCTCGATTGCTAGGTCTGCTAATCTCTTGATTTGGGTCTGACGATTCTTATCAATCTCAGTTCTGTGTAGTGCCTTCTGAGTTTCAAACTTATCGTCTGTTCCTTTAGTACCAAGAATACCAGCAACAATGTCAATAGGTTCTCTGGGTTTTTCAGCCGTTCCTGTATTACCAAGAGGCATCATGCCAGTGTTTTCACCAAAAAGATTTGTCTCATTAATACCAAACAATTCCTTTGTACCATAGGTAAGTGGACCAGTTGGCATAGCAGCACTGATACCTTTAGACAATTCTCCGTCTGTGTGCTTCTTACCCATCAACTCACTTGCAATGGTGCCCATTCCACTAGCAGTTGTTGCTGCATAGGTGATTAGTGGGAACATTGCTTGCCAGTTTTCCTCTGCAGATAGAACACTCAGAAGAAGAGTAGCAAAACCTTGATTAGCACGAACAGATGAAGCAAGATCCAATCCTGTCATAGAAGGTAGTCCATACAAGACAGCTTTTCTAGCAGCATCACTGTCAGGTAAGATACGATCAATGATGGAATCGTCGTGAGCAACAATGTCTAGAATACTAGGCAGTGCATACTCTGGATGACTCATTCCCAACCATTTACGAATCAATTCATATTCAGTTACGAATGTTGGTGAGATTGCACCACCCATTAGAGTTGCTGTTAGACCATACGTAAGTAGTGGTGCCCATGTACTTGGCTTCATTGTTTGGAAGTGACGGATATCACCAATGATATTTGCAAGTTGTGCTTGACCAAATGTTTGTAGTGGTCTTGCCATTTCACCTGCAATGCCTGTGTGTTTAAACACAGGGGCCTGTTCAGAACTACCATACTGTACCATTGTCGCATCAGTACCATGCATTGCTAGACGCTCAGCTTCTGCTGGAGTTTTACCAAGTGACTTGTAATGTTCATACATACTTGCATATGTCAACACCCGTGAGAACGAATCTGCACCTTCATTAACCTTATTCAAGAACACCCACTTCTTAATTCCTTCTAAGAGGGAACTATCGTTCTTGTTAAGATGAAGTGCTTCAATGAACTGAGGTTCAAATACATTCGTTGTCTGAGACACTCTGAACATACTATCTTTGAGATCTTTGTTGTTAGTCGCAAGACTAAGAAGACCCTTACCAAAGGACATGTATGCACGGAACCCACCATCATAAGCCATATGACGAATTGCTTGTACAGGAGTAGACAGAACTTGACCAATAGCAAATACAGGTTTTGCCATCAACTTAGTTAGATAGAACGCTTCAAGCATTCCATTCTTAACTTTGTCAAAGACAGGATCACCCGGCTTAAAGTCTTTACCTACAATGTCGTAACCTTTCTTGACCATTGAATCCACAGAGTTGCGAACCCAGTCATCAATGCCTTGTGCTTTGTTCTCTACCTTGTTCAATGCTGAATCTGTCATTTGTTTAACAGCAGCGTATGTGTCAGGATGCATAGACTCTTGACCATTTCGCAGAAGGGGTTCTACATAATGGTTGATCTGCATCTTGCGAAGAGTTCCTGTATAATCACCGACAGAACTTTGGATAGCTTCCTTAAAGGAGTTTCCTCGTTCTTTGTTATCAGCGAAAATCTCTGAACCTTTATAACCTTCGAGGTTAGAACGCTGCACGTGATGCTTACCTAACTTACCACCCTTAGTAATAAGAGCTTGTACAAGACCTTCGATATCCTTCTTAAGAACACCACCAGCTTGTGGATACTTCTTCTCAAGAAAGTCTTTAAAGGTGTCAATACTATCTAGGAAAGGATTGCTGTCTTCAAGCTTGATCTTTTCTACACCAGTAGCAGACAAGTGTTTTAGATTGCCTTGTCCAAGCTTCTCAAGGAACGCTTCACCTTCAGCTTTAGTTGCAAAGTGCTGGCGATATGCAGATGTCCCTTGGAAGTTAATGTCAACAAAGTAATCACCCTTACGCACAGATGGATACCATCCCTTACGACGAGGAAGAATGTTCTTCTTACCCATGTCAGTCTGTGCTTTGACCATTGCTTCATACTGCTTGTTAAACATATTGGTCAGCGAGTTGTAGATACCCTTCTGCTCTTCTGTTAGTAGAATGCCGTGCTTGTCTAGGGTCTGTTGATATTCGAGACCCTCTTCAAAACCCTTCTTCAGAACATCATGAACAGCCGCCATGTCTTCAGGCTTAGACTGCTTAACTACCATATATGCACTGGCTTTTTCTTTGATCTTAGACATCTTAGCAAAGAAGCCAGCTTCATTCCATGTAGCACGAACAGCATCACCAAACCACAACTTGTTAGAGATGTTACTTGCGTTCATCTCAGCATCGCGAATCTTCCAATAAACATCCTGAATAATTGGATTGTCTTTGAAGATCTGTGCAAGACCTGTCTTACCAAACAACTTACGAGAAAGACCTGCTGCACCACTACCCAGAGCATCAAGAGCTTTTCGTGAAATTTGTGGAACCGAATTTAGACTGTCGGCTTTTGTTGATCCGGCTGTCCAGCCACGTTCCTTTACGGTTTCACGAACATCTTGAATTGTCTTCTTGTAAAAAGGAAATGCATCTGGATCACGATTATCTAATAGTAGTTTATCATTGCGCTCCAATTCCATCTTTTCAAACAAGGTTTTCCCAGTTGTTTCAATAGATGTTTTGTTATCTGCAATGACTCCCTGAATGATGTCATCCACAAAGGTTTGCTTATTAAATCCACCAGCAGACTTACGAATATATGCATACGATTCTGATAGTAGTTTGCTAAAGGATTGTAGATATTTACTACGACTAGTAAATGCACCTAAAGCATGATTATACATTAATTCGCGAGCAGTACGCTCAGCAAAGAACTCATGAAAAGCTGATTGCCTTTCGATAATAGATGTGGAATCGTCTTTAAAGTTAGGTTGTAATTTATTCTTTTTAAGATACTCTTGGAACTGAGTTTCTAGTTTAATAAGTTGATCTACATGTGTGATATGTGTTTGCAGATATTTATTAAATAAGAAATGCCCAAGTTCATGAGTAACTACTCTCAGAGTACCAAATGTTTTACTTGCAAATCTCTTTTCAATGGCAGCTCGATTAAGAAAGATCACCATTGTATTACCATATGGACGTGCCCTTCCATAACTAGGAAGAGAATCGTCAATTGCAAAGAACACTTTCTCTTTCGTTAGACCTAATTTATCTACAAAATACTGAAACATTTTGATAACTTCTTTTGGAAGTCTAGCATCAAAATGCATATTAGAATCTTTAGCTTTTGTAAACAAACTTGGATTGTCGTGAAACGCTTCTACAATATTATCAAGAGAACCCTTAACAGCCTCTTCTACAGAAGTGTATTTTTCTTTGGGAACATTTGGAACTTCTGGTTGCTTTTCACCAACCGGGGTATTCAGTTTCTCACGAAGTTCTGGTGAGTTCTTTAGAACATTTTCAAGACCTCGTTGATGCATAGCAATTTGACGTTCGAGTGAATCTCGCATCGTTGTTGCTTTAGCAATGTCAAAAGTACCTGACGGAGTCTGACCACTATCATACGCAGCAATTTGCTTATTAACATTTTCAAGAATACGAGACAACTTATTATAGTTGTATGTGTGATGTTGATATGCTTGTGCCGGACTGCGAGTACGACCATCTACAGCAGAACGGTAAGAACCTTCCTTAGTAGTTTCGTTAAAAGTATATGCTTCAATTGGAGGTTGTCTTGGATCAATTGGATCTGGAGACAATTGTTCAGTCTTTGGAGCTTCCTGCTTACCTTCAAACCAACCAAGATCTGGCTTCTCTCCACGAAGAAGAGACTCATATGCTTTTACTTCTTGTTCAAGAGAGTTCTTGATAGAACTGTACTGTGAACCGGGAGAATCATTCCGTTCAATACGTTCTGGCAAGGTGTCCAGCGCATCACGAGCCTTCTGTAAACGCTCTGTAAGCTTCTCTTTAGGCATAGACATAGCTTCACCTATGCGAGAGATTGCAACCTCAACTGGAGACATCTTAGGGGCCTCTGGTGAGGGCTTATCCATAGGAGTATCTTCAATTGTACGGACAGTAGAAGTATTACCCTGTTCCTGAGCTTCCATACGCTCAATATCTTCTAGTGTACGAGGCTGCGGTTCTTGATAGGGACCACGACGAGCTTTACGCTGTGCACGTAGATTATTGATACGAGAATCTTCATGAATCTGCATTTCAGTGTAGAACGAATCGGGAATTTGTTCTGGATCAGACAGAATATTTTCAATTTCTTTTGTCTTATTAGACAATGCACGATGTTGATCTTCTAGTTCCTTAAAGGTGTCGAGTAAATGTGAAGGAACATCATCCGGTGTCTTGGCGATTGCATCATTAACATCTGTCATTGCCTTTTCAATGTTTGCAATCTTGTCTAATGAAGAATCATAGACACGCTTAAGCATAGTTAGTTCCCCAGAAGAAGGAACGTAACTATTAGTTTTAATTGATGGATCAGTTTTATCTACAATAGGTGCTGGTGGTTTTGTTTCACTTATCTGTGGTTTAGATGGACTAAGTGTACCCATTGGGCCACCAACCATTGCAGCAAGGGCTGCAGATTCTACAGTAGGTTCAAAAGCTTTTTGGCCAGTTTCAGTTTTAGCCTGTGCAGAAATCGCCTGCTTAACAGCAGTATCTTGTACTGCATTAGATATAGCACCAGTGATAAACTTCTTTATAAGTGATCCACCTACACTACCGGGTAAAGCTACACCAACTACATTACCTAGAGTATCTAAAGCTGCACCACCTTGAGCAGTACCATTCCAACCACCATCTTCACCAGCATCAACTAAAGTCTTACCAGTCTCTGCAGGAGAGAATGGGAAAGACAACAGTTGTTGTGGAAGAGTTGTGCCTACGCTTAGAGCCTTACCACCGAATGTCTTCTGCTCTGCATCCTTTGGAACCCAATAGTCTTCCATAGACTTGAGGGTTTCATCCATGCCTTTGTAGATCTTATCTGCAGTTTCAGTGTCACCAAGATAACTAGGAACAGCACCAGCAACCATGCCACCCCATTTAACAACAGGGGCAGCGGCATTGTATAAACCAATTTGGTAATCTTCTACCTTTGTTGTATCACGCTTTTTGGGAGAAACTGTTTCCCAACCATCAATATCTTCCCAACCATCGTCAGATTTTCCAACAGTTTCCCATTCAGCCATGTCTATTCCTTATTTTTTGGACGCTTCTTAAGTACACCATTTATAACAGCATATTCGTACTTCTCGGGTTCATACTTTGCACCAGTTGCTTCTACTTGTTGTTTCATTTGTGTGGCAGGAACTTTTCCACCAACATCTGGAACATATGTTTCCTGAGCAGGTTTAGAAACAAAGACACCCTTAAGAGCAGGATTCTCAATATTGAGATCATTGCCGGGTTGAACCTTAGCAGTGTTCTTCGCATTGAATCCCTTAGCAGCTTCAACAAGAACTGCCTCTTCTTCTGCAGACAGTTGCTCACCAGACTGTTTCTTAGCAAGAATACGTTGAATAGTTTCTTCAAAGGTCTTTGCAGGTTTAGTACCCCCCGATTGAGAGGCTCTCCAACGAGCAAGTTCAGCTGCCTGTTGTGCACGAAGTTCTGCAATGTACTCAGCAGAATCTGTACGGGTTTCACCCAATTCACGTTGACCCATGAACTTCGGAGTCTCTTTCAGATTGCGAAGAAGACTCTCACGCTTTTTAATCATTGCCATACGAGTGAGGGGATTTTGTTCAGTACCAATCTTGTCATCTAGTTGATAGATATCATTCTGAACATCAGCAACACGGAGGTCATTCTCAAGACCACGCTTCTCAGCTTTTTCCTTGAATTGTTGTAGACCTTGTGCAGTTTGACCAGCAGCAAGGTTAGAATACCCCTGACCCTCAATCATATCTGTCATACCCTGTTGATACTCAGGATTTGTCTTATAGTGATTAGCTAGAAGATTCTGTGCAGTTGTCTGTTCATCTAGAGGGTTCTGCACCTGTGCATGTTGATTTGCAAGGAACTGTTTTAAGAGTTCCTCTTGTGCAGACTGATCAGCATTTGCAGCATTGAATCCTTGATACAATGCCCCGAGACCAAACTCAGGTTTGTATCCAGTTTCGATCATAGGTAGTCCAGCCATTATTTACCTCCGGCTAGGATCTGACGAATCAGGTCCATTTGCGCAGTGTTGTTTGAGCCACCTTGATTATAACCAAGAGCAGACATCATTGGAGAAGCATAACCATTGATACCAGATTTGCTGGCAGCAAGTAGTTGATCAAGACCACTCATACCAGCAGACATACCAGCACCTGCAGGACTCTGTAGACTATTGATATAGTTCTGTGCAATCTTCGCTTGTTCAGCAATTAGTGCTGGAGAGCTAGTAGCATTGTTAGACCTACGACCAGCGGCGGCATCCTTGATTGCCTGTTGTTGTGCTAGAGCATCTGTCTGCGCTTTAACTAGAGGTTGACCATATGGATCTTGCATGGCGACAGCAAGTTTCTGTTGCATTGCATCACGCATTGAACTAGCACCCATCTGACTAGCACCAGTAGATGCTTGGTCGAATGGAGAGGCTTGTTGTCTCATCTGTTGGATGATCTGCGGATTCTGTTGTGAGGCTTTTTTATTCTGGCGGCCTTCAACAAGCGCGCCAAGAACAGAAGCTAGACCCTTACCACCTTGCCCATTAAATAGTTGAGAAAGTGTATTACCAACACTACCTAAATTCCAACCATTGTTTTCAGTACCGGAACTTAGATTGCCTTGATTTCCAAATTCACCTACAGAAGTAAGACCTGTTGTTGGTTGGAGTCCTTGACCAAAATTATTCTGTGTTTGAAACATGTCTGATTGTTGTTGTGGTTGTCCGAAACTACCAAAATTAAAATCAGGAACATTGGAGAATGCTCCACCCTGATCCCAGAAATTACTGGTATCATAATTTTGCATTGATTCTTGACCAACTTGATCATATCCACCCATGTCCATAGAAGGGTCTTGTTCATATTGTGAATAGTCTGGTGATGTAAATTCTGAGTCATCCCACATATGTAATTCCTTTATATATTAATATATTATATTAGTAGTATATCATACAATATACTAATTGTCAATGCTTATAGAGAGCCTGTCCATTGTACGCGGAACGCGGGTAATGTAACTGTCCCAGCAGTTGTGCCGGGAACGTCAGTAGAATTGAGTGTGACTGTATTAGCGCTTGCCCAAATGTAATGACGTGTCTTTGCACCTTTCGGTATTTTCAGTGTGGCTGTAAATAACAATTGATCTTCTACTGATGGAACAATTTCACGTGATCTAGCTGAATATCTAAGAATGTTAAATCCGCCGCCAGTATCCAACTCAGCATAAAAATATACCTTACGATTACCAGCACTAGCACTTGCATTTAAAGTTAAAGACATTGTATAGACGCCACCATTTGTAAAGGTGAATTGTCCGTTACCTGTATTATATGCAATTCCAGATGTGTTCACAACTATGGCTGCAGCAGGTGCAAAGACAGTGGGAGTAGTTGGTAGAACAGTACCAGATGTTCTCAGGTCAACGGCCAGTTCATTACTGATTGCAGCATACTGATCTGCATTAAGATGGTAATACTGTCCAGCAGTACCGCCTTGAATACCTGACATGTTGTTGTGTGGTCCGGCAGACAATGCAGCATGCTGTGCAGCAGTCAGGTGATAATGTTCACCTGATGTACCACCCTGCATACTTTGCAAGTCCTCATGATTACGAACAGCAATGTCTGTAATGCTAGATCCAGAGAAGTTGATGATATACCAAGGAACAGAACCGGAGGTTGATACATATGCACGCAACTGACGATACCATTCAAGCCATGTATAGGAACCCGGCTTGTCGTTGATCGGTGGTGGTGGTAGTGTATTAACTGCCATTAGTTTGCTCCTTCGGTATAAACAACTTCAACAGACTCTAATCGTAATGGAGAGTTTGCAGTATGTTCAAACTTAAATGCTCTACGACGAAATGCACCTAGTCGTTGGAAGGCTGGGAAGTCATCATTCATATCTATCGTCTTCGCATTAGACCATGTCTGATAATCATCATCAGTCCAATAAAAGGTAACGACATTAGTAGGAGAATAACTATCGCCCACCAACTTAAGGGACGACATGAACTTCCTGTTATAGCTATCCATGTCATACTTATTGGTTACAATCGTACAGTGGATTGGAGTTACATCATCTTGATAAGTATTGGGATCTACTTTATAAACGGTGCCATTAGAGGTGTGAAGTACATGTGCAGCACCAATGCCTGAGTCTGCCATGTTGTCATAAGCAAAAACTGTGTGACTTCCAGCGGAGTCAGTAGACCACTCATGCCATAACTTTTCATCAACGTCATAAACCAAAGTCCTTCCAGAAGTTTTTAGATTAAGAACATAAAACAAATGACCCTTTGTACGGATACCAAATCCGCGACAGTCTGACATATTGACTTCAGCATCAATGATGCGTTCGATGTATTCGTCTGTAATCTTCTGTGGTTGGAAACCTTTGATTAACCAAACTGCCCTACCACCAGAATCAGAAGCTGATACATAAATACAGAACTGTTCGTTCTGATAGACAGAATATGCTGAAGCTGTACCCATCTGAATTGTAGCGGCATCATTGCGAGACAGAGGAGAGCCAGCAGCGTTAGCCGCATCATAAAAGAATTCAATTGAACTTGATCCTAAAACAACAACCTGATTGTTTTGTCTTGCAAGACTAATGATTGGATCAGGGAACATTTCAGCAGACAAGAAGTTAGATGTTGGCCATGTGAAAGGATCGTCTAGTGTGCAAGTATACACATCACTACCTTTTGCTAGACACACATATCCGTCAATGAATGTTGGTACTGAGATGTGTGGTGTTGGGAAATTAACATCAGTTACTTGAGTACAAGTACCATCCTGTTTAATAACCCAAGCATTAATACCATCACACATAAACAGATAATCACCCAAAGAACCTGAATTACAATTCATCAATCCAACATGTCCTGTTGAAGTTGACAAGGTTGCCTTAACCACAGGAACAGTGTCATCTTCAATCAGTTGATTACCAATCACCACATAAAACTTATTGCGGAAGTAGGCCATTGCCCTACCTTCGCCAGTACCAAAGTCTTTGTATGCAGTTAGGCCCGGACGTTTGTTAATGAAGATCTTTGTATTCTCAAGTTGATCCACCTTGCGAGTTTCAGGAAACATGTTGATGAATCGCTGGTCTTTAGAACCACTAGAATCTCTATTTGAGTAGGCTCCCATTAATGGCAACCTAGTCTTCTGAGGAACTCCACTCTGCTTTTGACTTGCCATTATTTCTTACCTTTCGCAAATAACTTTGCTAGATTAACTGCTTCCTTAGCGAACTGATTGTTCTGTTGTACTGTAGAAGGATTAGAGACGCCTTGATTAAAGATACCACCAAGACCGCCAGCAGCGCCCGATGTAAGAGCAGATTCTAGCATGTGCTCTGGATCACGTAATCCACTAACGGCTCCTTGTGCCGCTCCACCGAGGAACTTACTTAAACCGTTACCTAACCCAGAAGTTGCTCCACCAATAAAGTTACCAGCAGCACCACCAGCCCCACCGAACAAGGCAGACAATAGGGATTTCTCAGCCCCTTGTCCAGATAATAACGAACTTACTCCAGAAGTGATTGCTCCATTTACTGCAGAGTTTGCAAGTTGTCCATAACCAGTATCAACTGGTGCATAGTTAGCACCAAGATAGGAAGTAGCTGCACCAGTTAACCACTTATTTCCGCCCTTTTCATCTCCAACAGAATATGAATTTAATGCATTAAGTGCAGAACCCAATCCCGGAATAAAGAAATTACCTACAGCGGCTCCAATGGGTTGCATGTCTTGGAATTCTTGTTTTGCAATTATGTGTGTTGGGCTTGTAGCTTCCCAGATCTTTTGTAGAAAACCCTGTTTATGATCAGCATGTTGGTAATTTTCAGTATTAGTCCAACCGGGAAGTTTAGAAGCATTGTCTGCAGAAACATAGAATCCATAAGGATCAGTGCCATACTTAGAAGTTAATGATCCCCAACTACTTGGATCATTAATGCTTCTACCTAATCCAGTAGACCAACTATGTGATTTACCTGTATGAGATGCTTGATATCCAAAAGGATTTCCAATCCATTTATCTTGTCCGTCACTACTACTTCTATTTTCTATACTACCCGGCCCAAGACTAGAACTGTATCCATATAACTTATTTCCAAGCAGTAGTGGATTAGAACCAAATAAAGAGTTCAGGCCGGAAATATTATCAGAACGATTGTTAGTGGGCATCCCACCCCACTGTGTTTGACCTCCTTGACCACCATTTAAGAGTTGACCAAGAACTTCCCATTGTCCTAATGAACCCCCACCAACGCCCCGGCCACCCAATTCAGCAATTGTCTGATCAACACTTTTATATCCAGTGCCTAGGATTGAATTATCAGAACCAAAGATATTATATTTACCACCACCTAAATCTTGTGTTCTATATCCATTCGTTCCCCATTGTGCGAGGCTTGGATCATTGGCACCATTATAATAAAATTGATCTCGAAACTTACTTGTCTTAATATCTGACAACAGTGGTAAGATGGATGTGTCTACAGATTTAGTTGTGGGTTTGTATCCATAATCAGTGAACATTCCCTTAATACCATCATCGGTTGACACATCATTATTACCATAATAATACTTCTGACCACCTAGATTAGAAAGAAATGAACCTGTTAGGTTTTGAATTTCGGCATCTGGATTTTGATTAGTGGCTAGTTTACGGCCAGCACCCCAGAACTCAGTTGGTTGCTGTGCTTGAGCTAGTTCATTACTATATTGAGATTGGAATTGAGAAGAGCCACCAGACTGGGCCTGAGCCATTTTTTGGTTGCGTTCTCGTTGAGACATGCCCTGATATTTGCGATTGATCGCATCAGCAACTTGCGATTGGTCTAGTCCGATACCATCCATTACCAACTCCTACGTTCTACTCCAAAGTAAAGAGAACCTTCCTCTAGACCGAAGTTAAGTGCATCTTGTTTAATGATTGTCATCTCTTGCCACAGAGTTTTACGTGATGGAATATCAAGACCATACTCTGGAGCAAGGCGAGTAGCTAGACCATAGGTAACAGCATCATACCATTCCTGTGGAAAGTCTGGGGCATCTGTACTGGCATTAAAATCTTGGAAAGGAATCTGACAAACATAATGAATAGCATTTGCAGCCTGTTCAACAGTTGTTGGCACTGGGAACAAATGAAAATCACCGTTGTCCCTATTAGGACTATAGTATACCTGTATAGGATTACCAGCAGATGTCTTGTTACCTAAAATATTATATTCAGCTTGGGTGATAATACGCATAGGGATATCCACATTAGAAGTGGTATTGTGATTCCAAGCTTGGAGAACTTTCAATGGCTTAGGATTAGATACTGTATAAACTGACTGTCCAGCAACAAGAGGAAGTGTCATCTCAGTGATTGCCCATAGAGGCATACCATCTGCAGCCCATGCCTTTACAAGACCATTAAGAGCAGTGGCAGCCTCTGTCACTTGAGTTGGTGTAGGTGTCTCACCCTGAGCTAAGGCACCAACCAAGCGCAGAGCGCGTTTAATAATATCATCCCGTGTAGTTGAGTATGACGTAGTGCCTGATGTACTCATAGTTAACCTTTCAGTTTAAGTAATGTGTAGAGGGCAGTAATGGCGGTTGCTGCACCTCCACACCATTTAATAAAACTAACCACTAGATTTGTAGCTTTCCATGCAGCAACTAAGTCTTCTACATCAGATGTGAGCTTATCTAGTTTATGTTCTATCTGTGTCAATCGTTCGTCCGTCACGCGGCGGTCATGTGAGTCCATTGTATTGTACCTTTTTAAGTCGTGGTGAAAACATCCAAAGTGCTACCTCTTGATCTGGATCATCTAGAAGCCAGCCAAAGTTGAGTACCCAACAACGTCCTTTAAACACTTTAGATGGAGTAACTTTCTTCCATTGCCAGTACTTGCCACAGGACACACGTAGAGTGCCATAGACAGGCCCTTTGTAGTTTACCTTGGTGTTGCCATCAAAGATCCTACCTGAATCGATCCTAGCCCCTATAACGTTCCATTTGAAGCCATACAGACTATTTCGGTATAACCACTTTGTGCGATCAATCCACTTAACACCATCATGCCCAGTGTTTCTCCAGCCTTTATCACCCATCAAGGAATTGTCAGGAGTATCAAACCATGAGAGACATTTCCATAAGCGTGGCCCTTCCTCTTCATGGTCATGGTTATCTACCCAACCTTTGCGAACTTCCCAACAACAGGCCAAAAATGGCGTGATGAGATAAGTCAACAACTGAAGGACCAGATAACCAATGAGGCATATTAGGTAGCGCACTAGAGTTCTACCCCGCCAACCTGAATGGTGCCGAAGGTGCCACCAGCATCTGCTTTAAGAGAGATTGTCATGTTTAAGCCTCCTTTATCAAGATACCGGACATTACTGAACTCACTAGTGAATATCCACCCAGATTATTATAGGCCGATCCGCCAATGGCATCTGTAGTTCCATTACAATATACCAACCAAGACAACACGATAAAACAACCACTACCAACTCCTTGCTGTACTTGAGTTACAAGTTGAGTGCCACTGAGGTCGATTGATCCATAGGACATACCCGTAGTTGCGGGGACATTGGTAATGACCTGCAAATTAACTTGATAGTAACCTGCAACCTGTGGAATAACATCGAATCCAGACATTGTAGCGCCAACTAGAACTGGGCTAGATGCCCATGTGATACGAGTTCGTCCTGCGGGAATTGCACCTGCAGTGCCAATTACACGAAAGACCGGAATGACATTCTGTGGAAATGTTACCTTGCCCACAGCATCCATAGACACAGCATCAAATCCATTAATCTTCAATTTACCAAGAACCCCACTAAAGGTAATTGAGGTATCAACTATTGGAGTTGTTATGGTCTTATTTGTCAATGTAGCTATAGCGGAGTTCTTTGATGCATCACTTGTATTATCAACATTACCTAAACCTAAAGTAGTACGTTGAGCAGTTGCATCAACATCATCTAGTAAAGCAAGTCCGGCTGCTGTTGGAGCAATTGTGGCAAAGGAATCTAAATTACTAGAATGTGGTTGAACTGTTACACCAACAGTTGAAGTTTCTAATTTGTCATTATTAAGGTTTGTGAAATTGGCATCAGCTTCAACCCACGACAGAGCTGATCCTTTACCAGATCTAGTTACAATAGTTGTCATTATGTGTTATCCTGATCAATATAACCTGAAATAGTATATCCAGTATCCCAATAAAAATTATAGGGCACTACAATAAATACATATTCAGGAATGGGTCTTACAAAAGGCACAGTGATTTTATCGGACTGTGCTTTAACAAAGTCCTGTGGATGTCTTGTCTCATAACAATCACCACAAACGATAAATCCTGTCCATTCATGTTTTGCTTCGTGGGCTTTTATTTTTTTACTACATCTATCACATATTAAATTAAATTCACCAGAGATGTAATGATTTTTTGACATTTCTATCCTTGTGTTTCAATTTGATACTTACGTATAACTGCAAGTACCTGAACAAATGCTTGATTCAGAGAAGTATCCATTCCAAGAGGTTGAGCAGTTTCAGGATCAACTAATGGGATGGGAATATCTCCATTAGTAAAGTCTAATTTAACACCGAGTGTTGGAAGTGTGTCTAAAGTTCTAATAGAACCATCTAATAATTTAACTGCCCGACTCTGTTCTATACTTGCTGTTGGTTGAGGTTCTCCAACACTGTCCGGCCAATCAATTGTTAGTCGAGTGACACGGACATATGGAAGACCCACTTGTGATGGATCATAATTCATTTATTCTCCTTAGCCTCGACGAGTTTACGAGGAGGCGAATGTAATGAGCGTGTAGAGGGGATTAGAAAGACGATGCGTTGATCTTATTCACAAGTTGATCCATCGTCATGCAATCAACGGTCGCACGATTTGCATCCAGGTAATCAATCAAGCCTGTGAATTTTGTGTCCCCAATACCCGCTGCGTGGAAAATAAATATGGCCGTTGATTTACGTGTAATACAGTTATCAACAACGCCTGTTAAATTTGCCAGCGTATGAGTTGAAGTATCAACTCCGATAGAGCGAATGTTGTATGGGTCAGGGAGCGGAACAACCTCTCCGTACACAGCAGCCATTTGTGGCGATGAGAACACCTTGTAGCTCCGCATCGAACGGAAGTTCTTACGGAACTCATTGTCGTAGGCAGAATTGATATTCACGCCAGAGAAGTAGCTGCCATCATTTCCATAGCCCCAACCAGCCGCGTTGTACATAGCGTGTAGCTCACCCATGTTAGCCCCGAACTCATCGGCAGTTGATACCGGCGCTTCAGTATCGAAAGCCTGATACGCAATCTGCCAGCCATACAGACGCTGTAACAATTCCATCTGACGAACTGACATTTGGAATTGGTCTACGCCACCCCGCAATACACTGGCTACGGCCCCCGGATAAAGCACACCGGGGATTCCCTTGCGCATCATGTACTTTGCGCCATCAGTCCAAGTATCAGACCGGCAGTCATCGAACCCGATAATGACTGAGCCTTTTGAAAGAATCCGTGGGCAAAAGAACACATCGCCAATAAGGACATCACATGCAGATGAAGCGGCATTGTCAATAGACACCCCCGCATGAGTGATGGACGTCAGTGTTGCGCCTGCACCAACTACAGTAAAGCTCTCAATCGGGACTCCGAAAGTCTGCCAGTCACCAGACAAGCGGTAGTACTGGTAGCTGATCTTTGCGATGACGTAATCAGCACCTGCTGTTGCTGGCGTTCCGGTAGAGTACAGTCGAATGTAAAGGTCTGTGCTCTGGTTGTCTGTGGAGAATTTGACCTGCACATAGATGTTACCTGCCGATACATCGCAAGCCACTGCATTGACCGCATTCGGAATTACCAGTCGCTTACCGAAATTACTACTAGCTAGCTTGATTGATTTGCCGTTTGTTTTGGCATTCCCATAGCTTGAGTTTGCAGCGTTGTACGTATCCCCAACAAACGGGTCCGTGTAGTCTTCAGAGAGCGCACACGTACCACCAATAAGCAACGAAAGAGTCGTTGCCGTGCCCTCGAATGATGCCAATGTCTTGCGCTTTGGGTATCCACCAAGCCCCTGACCATTATGCTTTCCGCCAAACAACGGAGTTTTTAGCGTGGTGACGGTAACTGTATCAACCGTTACAACGCTATTGGCAGCGGCTCCATCTCCACTGCCGCCACTACCCACCCCCAATTCATTCCAAACATTGTTTTGAAATGTGTACATTGGATTTGTAGCTTCATCGGTAATAGTACAGATAGTGCCAGCAAAAACACTTGGATTTTGTGCAGCTTGTAGTTTTGTAAAGTCTGCTCTTGTTTTATAAATTCTCATTCTATTTCCTTAAAATGGTTGTAGTAATAAAATCTCACCAGTTAAAACATTTATATATCGCACTAATGTACTAACAACTGGAGGACCAGATGTAATAGTAATAGAAGGACTTGTGTAGTTATATACTCCACCTGTCGCAGTTAGAATACGACTTCTTGTAAGAACACCAGAAGAACCTGTAACAGTGTAAGTACCGCCTAATGCTGTTAGTGTGTATACAGGAGTTGATGGGACATATGTAACATCTGCAGAAGACCCAACAAACGAATACGTTCCTGCATTTGCTATGAGAACTCTATTTCTATAGATAGAAGTAGTGTTACCTGTTAGAGAATAACTTCCACCCTGTGCAGTTAATGTATATACTGTGGAGTTTGGAACAAATGTAATATTTGCTGTAGCACCACTACCACTATAACTACCACCAAGTGCAGCAAGTAATCTAGACCTAGTTAAAACACCGGAAGATCCTGTTAAGGTATATGAGCCACCAAAAGCTGTTAGAGTGTAGGTAGTTGGCCCACCTCCAGAAATAGTGGGTCCAAGTCCTACAGGAAGTAAGCCTACAGAACTTAGTCCGATACTCATCTTAACCTCTCACAGGAAGCATCAGAAGCAGTTCTGATAGGGAGGGGGCGGCAATAGTACTCTCATTAACTTGATTTAAGATTAAGTGACACTTATCCCAGCAAGCAGAACGCCATACAGTGAATGATATTGACTCTGCTTGGAATGAATTAGGAACTGCTGCATAACTACAAGCTGACAGTAAATTGTCATATCCAGCTTTAACAGCCTCAGTTTCCATATGTTCTTGAACAGCTTTTGTGTAGGACACAATCAACTCTTTTTGTGCATCTTCATACTGATACTGATCAATAATTTGTTGACAGACAGCATCATCAGAGGAATGTGGCTGCCCATCCACGTGACAGAACCCATATGGTTCTAGTCTACTTAGGAGTGTTTCAGATAGAATATTATACGTAATCATTATGAACACCTCAAACAAATAAGAGGAACCTGACCATTACTAATAGAAGAACCGATTGTATTAGGAGTTCCATAAGGATTCGGCAATGTACCAGCCGTTTGTGTCACATGTATGAAGGGTTGATTATTTACAAGATCCGTTCCGTGACCTATATTCTCCTCGAGGATAGCATGATACATAGTCTGAGTTGTCGTTGAACTGTTGAATGCCATATAATACCAACCAGGTTGAACTACCTGAGAGGTAAAAGTGGCAAAATTGATTCCATTGGCGCAAGTAATCCCAGCAGAAGCTACAACTAACGCGCCCGGAAGGCCATTGGTGCCAACCTCATACAAAGCAAAGTCTGTTGTACCGGCCGCTGCTGAACATCTACAAACAAATGCATTGAATGGACCTCGCTCCGCGATATAAATGGGATAAGCAAAGACACGGTTGCTTGAATTGATAGTGATTGTAGTGGCTGTTCTAGTTAAAAGGTTTCTAGGACTATGAATACGCTGATTAGCTGTTCCATGCACCCGCGAAAATGTCCTAGCGGGTTCTACATAAACAGAAGAATCATCTATGGAACACCCGATCGTATATGTACCGGCAGCAAGATTCACTTGACCTGTTGTACTATTAACAGAAGTGTATGTGCCACCTGAATATGTTGCTCTAACAAAATCACGTACAAGTGTTGTACTAGTACTTAAGTGTCCAGTACCGCACTCAATCGGTGCACCAGTAGAATCCCAAATGGTGTATGGAAAAGTAACTTCCACTCCGAAGACATCATTAGCAGTAGGATAGCCACTGACAGAACTTAGAGTGAGATTTCCAGTGCCTGTAGTGGTTGTGGTTTGTTTAACCCAATTTCCTAATTTCATTTGTCTTCCTTAAATTAAGTGAGCTTAAACACACCTGTAGTAGCAGTTTGATCTAAATCAACAATAACCTGTTCACCAGCCGCGACGACTTGTGAACTACCATAATCCCAATAACCCGGAATTACATTAACAGTTTTGTTTACAAGGAGTGCATATCGAAATGTAAATCCACCACCAGTCGCTGTCCAAGTTGCAGGATCAGCAAGAACAAGAACAAAGTCAGAGCCGTTCATACCAGCAGAAGTTGTGGAAACATTATTACCCCCGGCGGTGTATCCACCAGAAGTTGCTAAATCAGTTGTACCAGAAACAAATGTTTTAGATGCTGGTGCAGTGTTAGTTAGGGCAATAGCCCATTGATCAGTACCAGCATTAACACCTTCTACAAGGTCTTCGTTAGCTGCTGGAATTTTTGTATAAGAAGCTGTAGGCATTCTGTTCCTTTATGTATATGTAATAGTTGTGCGGTCATTCCACACATTATCAAATTGAGAATCACCATCTGCCCATGTAATGATCACACCTGAAGTAGTATCAATTTTTTTGATTCTCCATACCGCTTCAGAAGCTAGAGAGGCAATTGCTGCCTCCCCAACATAAATGATTGTGGACGATGGTTGATCTACTTTAATTGCTACAAGTGTGTCTGAGCGTTGCTCGGAGGAAACACTCATATTAACCTAGAACAGATCGGATCTTTGTAAGCTTTTCTTCGTATTCAGCAATCTGAGAAGCTAGAACTTTCTTTTGTTCTTCAACAAAAGTTTCTTGTTTGCGCAGTTCCTTTTCACGACCAGCAAAACTCTCAGCAAGTTTAGTTGCCTGTTCTGCTTTTGTTGAGGCTTCTTGTAGAACAGCTTGAGCATTGATCTGTGCTTGTTCAGCAACAGCTTGTCGAGCTAAGAGAGCTTGTTGATTGCGAGTCGCAATGTCATCAATTTCTTTTTGTTTATCAAAGACACTCTTTTCGAAAGCAGCAGTCTTCTTATTATATTCTTTAATGAGCTTGTCTAGTTCAGATGCCTTGGCTACAGTTTCAACAGCAGCCTTTAGACGAGCTTGTTCAGCCTTGATGTCTTCAACAAACTTATTGTATTTATCTGGATTCTTAACGAGATCAAGGAAATCAGAGATGTCTTGAATATTCATTATCGTTGACCTTGTAGGATTGTTAGGGTTGTATCACCAGTACCTGCGGTATTGTTAATACGGACTGCACGGACCGGGAAAGCATAGTTACCATCTTTGTTTGCAGTTTGGGCAACTAAAGTCGCATGTTTGAATGCAACTGGTGTTACTGTAGAATCATAAACATCATCAAAAGTATGTTCAATGTCATAGGTGATAGTACCACCAACAACACAACCAAGACCAACACTGAAAGGACTTTGTTTAAAATCTAGAGGAATCCAGTTACTTGTACCTGTACCAGACTTCTTAATTACTACTGGACGCATAAAATTTCCTTAAAGAAAAAGGGGAGATACTCCGTGTTTAGCGAAACATCTCCCCTTTGGGTAGTCACTCTATTACAGAGTTAGACCTTGTTGTGGAATGTAATATTCCACTTTGACAATTACAGGTGTAGTCAAAGTCGCACTGGCCTTTAGATAAACAAGTTTATCAGCAGTCAGTTGAACTCCAACACCAGAACCAGTTTGTGCACCAGAGGCGGCATAACCAGTTGAGTTTGGTGCAAAGGCATTTACCAGTTCTGTGCCACCACTAGTGTAACCTACATTGATTGTCTGGGTGGCATTAGCACCCTGAACAATCGTATAGACACCAATAGGGACAGCATACTTAGGCAGACCAAAAGCAGCAAAACCTGTAGAACCATCCGCCACTTCAATGACACCAACCTTAGTTAGAAGATCACGAACAGTGGGAGTGTGGACTGTTACGCCCTGTGGACCTACGAAGTTAGCTGCCATGATTAAGCACCAGCAGAACCGTAGATAGCACGAGGATCAGACCAACCGAAGGAGTAACGAGCAGTGGCCTTGAACTTTGCGTTCTCAGTGTCAAAATCGTTATCCATCTCGAAGGCATCACCACGACGCTCGAAGTACTTCAGACCATCCTTAACATTGGTTAGGATGTACCATGCATCTGGGTCAGCCAGATAGTGGTTAGTAATAACATTACTAAAGATACCTTCGTTCTTAAGAACGTTCGGATCATTTAGATCAGTACCAACACGACCATCGGAACCAAGAATGCGCTTAACTTCAAACTGTTGTTGGTAAGGAATAACCAGCTTCTCAGGCCGAGCAGCGATTAGCAGACCACGATCATCGCGGAAACCGGCGATGTCAATAGTGGCTTGCTCAAGAGCAGCTTCTGAAAGGTCAGCAGCGGTTGCGATCTTGTTAGAGAAGACACCACCAGCAACGTTCGGGTGGAGAGCAGAGATTAGCTCAACACCATCACCACCAACATAGTTAGAATCGAATGCACGATTGTAGATGTTGGAACCAACGATTTCCTTGGTCTGACGCATTGAACGGGCAAGAGCCTTAGCCTTCTGTGCACCAACCTTACCATACTGGTCATCTTCATAGATTTCGCGAGTGATGATAAAGCCAAGAGCGTACACTACATGGTTGTAGCGTGAGGTGAAGCCTTGACGTTCACTATCGTATTGGATAGGAGCGCCTTCATTCTTAACAGCAGCAAGGCCGAAAGAACTTAGACCGAGGTCTTCTTCGTATGCACGATCAGAAGAATTCTTCTCGAACAGCTTGTCCCATTCAACAGGATAGTCATTGTAAGACTTACCGTAGATTGAGTTGAGACCGGGCCAAAGTAGCTTGGCAAAACTTGAACTAGTAATAACTGACATATATTATACCTTTCGATTAAACGCCAACAGTTCCGACAGACTTGAACTGATGATTGTTGATTTGAACGTTAACCTTGGTATAGTTACCAGTAACTTCATTACCAACCTTAGCAGCAACGCCAGTGATCTTGAACGGTAGAGTGGCCGCAGTACCCTTGTCAGACATGTTCAGTGAATGCGCAGAGTTACCAGTGGAGGTAGAACCAGCACCAGCAAAGATGTTTGCATTCTGACCAACATCGGCTAGAGCAAATGAATATGCAGAACCGGCTGCAGTAGCTTCAACTTCATAGATCAGATCTGGAGAGTCAGCAACGAGAACATACTGAGCAGTAGAAGCAGGACGATAGACTGGAGTGTCTAGAGAGATAGAACCGCTAGACATGTTACCAGTGACGGGATCGAGCTTAGTGTTAATAACACCAACCACAACACCCAGAGCAGGTTGACCAGTACCAGCAACACCGGCAGCGTGAGCAGTGACGTATTGAACGCCCTGAGCATTCGCGTCAGCAGCAAGCTTAACAACGTCACCTACGAATAGGGCGGTGTTGTCACTAGCGGCGACAGCATAGATATTGGATTGACCATTATATGGTGCACCAGTAACATGCTTAACGGGACGGAAACCGTTAATTTTAGAAATGTTAGCCATTATTTTCCTTTAAGTTAGGAAGAAACTTCTTATGAGATTTTGAGTTTACCATACATCCCAGCAGTAGCTTCTTGTTTCATTGCAGACTCTTGTTCGGCAAGAGCAGCAGCTTTAGTAGCCTGATCTTCAGCATACCATTCCTTCTTAACTCGCATGAGATATGAAGTAGTACCATCATTACTAATGACACGTTTAGCAGAACCTAGATCAGAGGCATCAGATACACGATTATCCCCAACAGAGATATCGTCACCGGTAACAAGTTCGTAACCAGCAGTTTGGAAATTGTGGATACGGCTACCAGTGTCATTCACAAAGCGATACTCAAAATCAGAATCTTTAGTACCGGCAATTGCTTGTGGACCACGTTGAGTTAGTGGCTTACGTGCTACTCGTGCACTCTTGATAGTTTCTTTAGTCATTACTTACTCCCTCGCATCTTTTTAACTTCTGCAATGTATTCGTCTTTAGTCATAACCCCAGCACGTACAAATGTATTCATAGTACGGCGCTCGTCGTCTGTCAGTTCAAAGGAACTCTTATTAGCTGCTGGTGCACTAGCACCTTCCACGCTGGAGGGTTTGCTACGATTAGGATTAACAAAAGAATCCTTAAACCGAGCCTTTACTTCTTTAGTCACATACTTCAAAACATCTTCAGGATCAATCCCCGGATTCCGATTAGCGAAACCCATGCCGACAGTATCAGCAAACTCACGCATTTCAGGATTGGAACCATACCACTTATTCTCTTGTGTCCAAGTAATAAATCGTTGGTCCGGCTGAGCAGGAGTATTCTCCGTCACAACCTCGCGAGCCTTTTGTTCAGTTTTAAGGTCAGTCAATAGTTCAGTGGTTTCGAGATAACCATCTGAGTTACCTTCCTCAAGATGCTTCTTTTGTAGTGCCTTTAGTTCGCGGAGAGCATTGTTGTACTCTGTCTCCTTGACCTTAGAATGATGATCCTGTAGCATCTTAAGGGCCTTGCGGGTTTCCTTAAGTTCCTTGCCCATGTGGTCAATCTTACCAAATAGCTCACCACGTTCTACAAATTCCTTTGCAGGGCGCCACTTGCTTTCATCACCTTCATATTCTTCTTTAGGCTTCCAACCCTGTTCGCGTGCCTGAGACTCATAAGAGTCTGTTACCGTCTCTGAAGCAGTTTCGATTGGAGTATCATTTACTACGGGAGTATCTACCTCTGGGGTAGAAATAAGTTCTTCACTCATTCTAAAATCCTTTATTCAATTACTGCTAAGATATCTGAATCATTAAACAACATATACTCAGTGCTATCTGAGTCTACAACCTTCTTACCGGAATACTTGGTAAGAGAGACACGATCACCTACTTTCAAACAGTTAGGGTCTGCACCCAGATCTTTGTAAGCGGTAGGACCAATACGAATCACAGTGCCATATTCAACAGCATCGTGTACGCGCTTGTCGAGTTCTAAGTGAATCCCGAGAGCTTTAGCACGACGATATGTTTCGTCAGCCTCGGTAGCATCATCAAGTTTAACCAGAATGTGATGGAGAAGAATTCTGATCATTCTGCCACCTCTTCTAAATCATCAATACGAAAATCCTGAATTTCCCTGTAGGCTTGAATCAAACCACGAAGATAATTATCTTGCGCGGCGTCGAAACCTGCTTGTACAGACAAAACATCTTTTGCACCTTCAATACGTTCTTGTGCTGCTTGGAAGAATGCTTTAGTTACAAAGTCACCCTTCCAGTTTTCGAAATCACTTTGATTTGGAATTGTCATTAGTTGTAGACCTCTTCTTTAGAGTTTGTTGTTGAATCTTAGCAGCCTCGGCTTGATGCTGCATTTGCTGCCCATGACTGGCAGCTTGTGTAATCATTTGTAGCTTCGATTGTTCAGCCTGCATCTGCATCTTCTGACCAGCCTCAGCTTGTGCGAGTTTACCCTTCAGAATAGCTTCCATCTGCTTAGCATGAAGTTCTTGTTGAACCTGTGCAGCTTTCATTTGGATCTCTTGCTCTTTAGAGGATTGCTCAATTTTGAGTTTATGTTCAGCGATCATCATTTGTTGCTGAGCCTTTTGCTGATCTACTTGAGCCTTAGCTTTAATCGCTTCCATCTTAGGATCAGGCGGTGGGGGGCTAGGTTGCTTCATGTATTTTTCAGCTTCAGGAATCTCATGTGCTTCCAGATAGAGTTGAGTAACAGCCATCGGGTCCAGCGTACCGAGTTGTAGAATCTGCATCAAGGCCTGAACCTTAGCTTGTTTCTCTTGTGAAGAAACGGCGGTTGGATCTGCTCCGGGGATAATGTCATCCTCGGGGCCTTGATAATCGGATTGCTCAACGTTCATATCCAGAACAGCAATGTACTCTTCTGGGTTTAGATATGTACGATTAAGCTTATAGATCTTGCGGAACTCGGAGGTAAGAGAGCGATACACACGCTTATAGACAGCAGTGAATACTTTCATACCCTGCTCAATGGTTGCCATTGTAGTAGTGGCCGGAGTGTTCTGACCGGGCATCTTACCAACGAAAATTTCAGCAACAGAAGCCAATTCTTTACCAGACTTCAATAGAAGATCCAGCAGGTTGAATAGGACTTGAGAAGGTTCGCGAACTGGGAGAGGGAAGATCTGTTTCTTTAGGTCATCACCTACAGCATTTACAGCTTTCCATTCACCTGGTTGGAATCTACTCTCACCCATCTTGATACGAAGGCCTTTGCCAATGAATCCAGCCTGAAGGTTAGAAAGAGAACCTGCATCAACCAACTGATTGATAATAGTGTTAGCAGAGTTATTAATAGGACCAAGTAAGCGACCAAAGCCAATATCATAAAACCCACCATCAGGGTTCGGAATGAAACTGTATTTAGTATAATACTGAATGGCCTCAATAGAGACCACTTTATTCTTTTCGTTGAGGAGAACATCTTCTTCACTAAACCGTGGGACTATGCGTAGTACCTTCTTAGAAGCAAGATCCACAGTAACCACATAAGGTTCTGAGTAACCATCTTCATCTAGGTCTAGGTAAGTATGTTGTTCAACCAATGTGTATGGAGTTGTTTCATCCTCAGTTGCAGACCGCTGGAAAGCACCATTAACTGACGTAGTAGGATCGGCAACATCAATGACAGGATCGCCAAGATCAACGTCAAGATAGATACCCTGATTGATCCGTTCCTTAAGCTTACGCTTTGTAGCAAAGATTGTTTCTGAGACACGTTCAGCTTCATCTAGGGACTTACAAAAGTAGTTAACAACAAGTGTTTTTGGTAGGACAAGCTTAGAGCAGTTGCGCTGCTTGGAGGCATCCCAATAAGTCTTCTTAAAGCAAGTACCAGCAATTGGTAATGCGATAAGAAGCTTATCCATGTCTTCTTCCCAATCGTCCATTTCATCAAGGAGTTGGTAAGACATGTGTTTAGAGATGCGCGAAGCGCGGGCAGACTTCTGTCCGTCTTGATCGTAGCCAACTACACGACACTTAACAATTTGATTATTGCTAGGGACCAGTGTAGGATATGCTCTTGCGGCGAACTGCATTGCAGCAGTTGCTAACAGTGGATACTTGATGTTAGCTGCATTAGGCCAAGGGAATGTTTTGTTTGTGCTAACCTGTAAGGCCAGATCTGTCCACGTCTTTAAATCCTTTTCCCAAGGTTCGCGAGAAGTCAGGTCAGTTTCGTAACCTGTGACAACATCATCACCAATGGTAATGAGCTTGTTCTCGTCTAGGTCCTTAGCAAGATTAATCGACTTAAGAATGTTTTCTAGTTTCATTTAATATCCGGTCATAAGGTCACGGCCCTCATCATGATTGCCAGAACGTTCGTAATCTTCTTCATATTCTTCCTCTTTGATTTCTTCTGTGGTTAAACCCTCAGTCATTTTATCAATTAGGATACCTTGGTAAGACAATGCATCAACCACGTCATCATGCTTAGCGCGTGGGAAGGACATACACTCATCTTCAAATGTTAACCACCAGTCAGCCTGTTTGTCGAACTTGACCATGCCTGCACGCATACGTGCTTGGATGGATCTGGCTCGTTGGATCTTATCTTGTCTGTGTGGCTTGAGCATCAGGATATTCATATAGATTCCTGTCTCAGCCATCTCACGATTAAGGTAAGGACCAATAGCTTTGGAGATTTGCGTATCTTCAATACCCACTGCAAGTGGATTATAGACCTTCTGAAGAGAGAGTAATACAGACACAATCTCATCACCGGAAAGACGTTCCCTGATACAGTTAACGATGTGTAACTGACCATTGGAATCCAGACCACCCACAAGGATGGCTGTGTAATCCGCACGATCTTTCTCGGAAATTGCCAAGTCAGCAGTGATGTAATATGTTTTATTCTTCTTAAGATCTTCTGCAGTCATCGTGAGGAAGTCGCCCTTGCGGAAGTATCTGATGGAGTCGTCTACAGGGTTACAGAGAATTTCACATGCATATACTTCAGGGATACCTTGCTCGGCGAAGTCGGCCTTAAGTTCTCTAAAGAACTCAGGAGTCTTACGTTCAGGCCACAATAACTTTGTGAAGTCATGGTTATGTGCACGATACTTAACAGCACGCCACATACCCTTCTTCTTTGGAGACCAAACCTTGAGATCTTCTACAACAGTGTCCTTGGCGTTCTCTCTGGGCATCAACGCCTCAAGTGGATCGTCCAGATTCATTGGTGTACCAACGAAACGGATAATCCCTTTCTCTGATCTACATGGAATCAGAGAGCCATAGACCCAACGGCGCAGCTTGTCTCGACGTTCCTTGTTAGCAACAAGTTCCTCGTTCATCAAATCATCAATCAGGATAAGGTCAGGACGTTGTCCGTCCCATAACATACCCCGTAGTTTTTGTTCAGCACCCTTTGCTACGATACGAAACCTAGATTTATCAGTGAAATGTACAATGATATCTGTCTCAGTATCTTTTTCAAAAACAACACCCTTATCTCCTACCAGAAGACCAAAAAGCTCCTGAATCTCAGTGGAATCATACAAAATTTGTTTGATTTGACCAAGGAACAAGGAGGCTTGTGTCTCTGTATCCGCGACAATAATGCCATATTTCCTATTACGGAAGAGCATTGCGGCGAGTGTATATACGATTGTGATGGTTGTAGACTTACTGTGTCCACGCGGGGCACACACAGCTACGAACTTATCATCAGAACAACATAGTTCCCACCACTCACGGTGGAAATCTGCGAACTGACTGGCATCATCGAAGAACTTTACTAAGCAACTGGAGGCGAAGCCTTCGACAATTGCTGTTGTTAACTTAGGCCACTCAGGCTTTTTTACTACGCTCTCGCTTTGAGGTTTCACTCTTCATACTCCCATTCTTATTACGGGCAAAACTGCGATTTTCACCAGGGTTTTGAACGAAGAGATTTGCAAGACCATTCTTGCCACCCTTACTGACAGCTTTTTTATGTCCAACATCACCCTTAAGCTTTGTTGCGGTAGTACCATTTGCTTTAGCCACGGCTGCTCTTGCTCCATTACGCTGTGCGCGATCTTTGACCCGAGATTTCTTTTTAGTATGTTCCCAGTTGAGTTCCTTTTTATAGTCCCTCTTTCCGTTCGTCATAAATGGAGGCATTTGTTTCCCTTCGATAGATTGACAGTAGCTGGAATAACTTCGAGATTATTCCAAACATGTAAACCAGAAACTAGTTTACCATTTAAAGGTACAACATGATCAACGTGCCATTTAAATCCTGTTAGTGAATCGCGCATTCCACGTAGGTGGTGTGCTTCTTCAGTAACAAAATTAGTTAACTCTTCATCCCATGGAATATTACGTAAACGCTGATGTCTAATGTTGGATTGTAGTAACCGTTTTGCTTTGAAATCATCTGACCAATTAAGATATGATTTCCGATTGTACTCATTCCATCTATCTTTGTTTTCTTGTTGGTGTTTCTTTGTTTCTAACCGTTCACAAGGAATGCAAGTTGATTGTGTGTATTGTTTGTTATTCTGTTTATTGTAACGAACTCTATGCTCATTATGAACACTACCACATTTCTTACACGGGTTCGTTCCCTGAATGAATGGCATATGATCCGTCCTCTTGTTGAATAACTGTATCACCTTCGATATAGTGAATAGGTTCAGGTTCAATGACCTTTTGATTCACGAACTTTGCGAATTGATCAGCAAGGTTTTGTAGTTGTGTGGCTGTGTTTTGTTGCTCGACAATCTTAGTTGGCTGCTTACGAATAAGCTGACGTTTATCGAGGATAGTGTTAAATGCATTGTTCAGATCCCGCATTTTTGCTGGCATCCGTTTAATCTGACCAGTTCTTTGGTCATATATATGCTCACCATTTTCGATTGAGTCCACTAACTTTTCTAAGGTCTTGTCTATGATCTTAGTGAGTTTCGCGTCCAAGTGCTGTTCTTCGTCGGAGCGGATTTTCTTCTCCATCTCCTTCCACCAATCTGAAGTTTTCCATTGTTCCATTGTCTTTAACGGCACTCCCGTTAAACGACCTGTCTCAGTTAAATTACCAGTTGATAGATATGTTGTAACAGCTTCGATTCGTTTTGCTTCTTTCCAATGACCGGGTTCACCCGCTTTGGTTTTGTTTGTTTTAACATAAACGTAGTGTCCCACAATCGTCTCCTATAGACAGTAATTAAATTGTTACTATACTAATAGTATATCAGATAATGAAGTAAATGTCAAGACAATTCTATATATTTATTTAAGACAAGGGTATTGACATAGTAAGACAAGTATGTTATAATAAAATCTATATTATATATAATACTTAATATATAGACTATAATATGTCTTTTATATTATAGGATATATATTTAGTATTATTAGTTATTAGGAGTATATAAGGTTTATCTATATACGAACTAATAACTATATATGTTTTTATATTATAATAATGGGCATCACAAGAATCAGATGCCACGCGAGGTTGGGTACAACAACCCGACCGAGCAGCAAGTCAACAATAACCCACCTACAATCGATTACACATAGCTAGGTATACCTGCATATACCCCAAGATAAACAAATCGATTCTAGAGCGATTCTGATATGTTCTAGAGGTATCTCTTTATTCCCCCAATAGAGTAGATAGACTTAGCACGTTAGTGCGCGCCTATGCAGTAGGCTTGTTTTAAAAAAATATAAAAATTTGGTCAGTGTGTGAGTCACATTTAATCTACTGTAAATAGTTTCCCCCCACCCCCCTTCTAAAAACAATAACCCCTCCCCTATAATAAATATATTTTATAATCGTGTCAACCAAATCGATACTCGTGCGTTATAGGGCTTAATTTACAAGAGTTTGTCTTCAATCACATACTCTCCCTCCCTCCCCCATTGTAAGTATGTATTTGTTAGATCAGAGCCTTGCTGTTTAACGGACAATACTTCACTGTGCTTGTCAGTCAAGGGATATCTGCCAAACGTTAGTCTCACGTTGATACACTATCCTCCGTTCATACACAGTTCCCAACCTTTCATCAGATATCTTTATCCTTGACAGCCAATGCTCGTTACGTTATCATTGTCCTACAGCAAGTCGCTGTTCTTTTCTTTTTATTTGATTGGAATTTGATATGCGTGCTCAAGTTTGTGATCGTTGTTATGACTGGTTGGTTGTCATTGGTATCTTGGTTGTTACCTTGGTTGTTCCACGTCTAATTGAAGGAGTCCTGTAATGAACATCGTCATCAGCTTTATTCGCACTAATCGTTACTTCCGTCAAGCATCTCGCAGGTATTGGGAAGAAATCTACAACTCGTCGTGGTCTGATGATGAGTGTGATGATCTCGATAACCTGTTCGCTGGTTGTGCGTTCGAGTAGTCTATCTTATACACACTTGTGTTATACTCAGGTGTGTATGCGATGCACTGCGCATCAAATCCAAACTCTCTCTTACTAAGGAATACATCATGTCTATCATCTCCTCTATCCGTAATTCCATCGCCAACCTGATCGCTGCTGATCGTCAGCCTGTCCAAATGATTGTTGACAACAGCAAGTCGTTGACTCATGCCAATGCACCGGCCCACATCCTCACCCAAGCAGAGCGTGCCGAGCAAACAGCCATGGCCAAGGGTAAGTTCTACGTCATTGACCTGTCCAAGCTGAACAGCGAGCGTGTCCGTGATACCATCGCAAGCCTTGGCTGCTGGTCTGCGATTGCACGTGGGTTCTCCGAGTATGAGCGCACGGTCGGTCATAAGCACATGTCCGATGCCAAACTTGTCATGTTGATCGACGAGTATCACGCTTGGAATGCCAGTGCCAGCGCTCGTGGTTATATGGACACCGATCAACTGTTCGAGGCGGTTGCCAAGATGTCCGTGGTCAACCCACCGAAGGGTTCCGCAGAGACCGATGCTATCCTTGCACGTGTCAAGAAGATGTCTGTCGCTGACATCCGTGCTGAACGCATGAAGAAAGCTGAAACCAAGACTGCTGCACGCATCGAGATGATCGAGGGCTTTGTGGCTACGGTTGAAGGTTATCAAGGTTCTGACATTGATCATCATGCAATGTCCGCTGCGAAGGCACTCGACAAGGCCATCCAGACTCTGGACTGGGTTGCCGGTTGGGATTCCAACAACCCGGCTGAACAAGCAGCTGAACTCCTTCTGATCGAGGACGACATCAAGATGATCCGTGAGTTGTCCAAGCTCGAACGTTCTAACACCGAAGATTATGTTGACGGTGTTATGGCTTCGGATACCATGGTCAGAAACGCACAGGCCATGGACAATGGTCGTCGCGCTGGTGAGTCGGCTAAGGGGTTCAAAGGTTACGAACCGGAGCCGATGGAAGAGGTTCTCGAACACTTTGCTCAGCTTGAAGAGCAAGGCCGTGCAATCGAGTCTCAACCACGTCGTCGGGTTGTGAAATCCGCATAAGTCACAAGCAGGGCATGGTCGGTCATAACCGGCTATGCCTTTTTTTATGTGACTAAAGGATCAGGCAAAGACTCGTGTTCGCAAGCTCACACAAAAGGCAGGTGACACCATGCTGACTGGGTAACAAAGGTCGGTCATGGTCAGATTACTGGCCTCAATGCAAGGGCAAAAGCGGATACACCAATTTGGTAGCAACTTGTAACAAACATTTCTACACACTTTCTCAACCACTCCACAAGGAGAGTATCATGCTTGTCACCAAAAACAACCAACCGGTCAACGTGTCTTCCAAGTTGTCCTCCACTTCCCATCCCAAAATTTTCGCGAATTTGCGTGAGAAGCTGGAACCCACACCGAAGTACCTTGGCACCATGTTCAACATGGAACAGCGCGCTCGGATCATCGTCCACCCTTACCAGCATTACCCATTCGTGTGAGTGGGTTCTTTTGGTTTTCAGGTTGAAACAGATCCCAATCATTTCGATATTGGTCTACAGCAGTCCAACGTTAATCAACAACCCTCTCCGTAGTTCAGCACGGTAGAACAAAACTCAAGATAACCTATCAAGAGTCATCAGTAAATGACATTCTATTTCAATAGAATTGATCTGAACATGAGAGATTAGTTTGCGAGTTATGTCGTTGGTTCAAATCCAACCGGAGAGGTTCCCAATACAATGAAAGGTCGGTCATGAGATCCACCAAAAAATCAACCAAACCAAACACATTTCCAAAATTACAAATTGCAGTAAATGGAAATATTTTTATCATGCAAAATCCAATTTGTGGAGTACAAGTATTTTCAGCATGTGGATGTTCCGAAGATGTTGGTAACTATTACAAAAATCTAACAACCTCAAAATTATCTGATTATACTGGTTCAATAACTCTGGAGAATTAAAATGGCAACACGTCCAGTTAGTAATGTAAAGTTCATTCACTGCCGCTCGGTCAACAAAGACGGCACCATCAAACCACAAGGTGGCCTGACCATCGCGTACAACCTGAATGCAAATTTCAAGGTCGTCGGCTGGGCAGCAGCAAAATGCCACGAAAAAGATCTCTACAACAAGCAAGTTGGTCGCATGAAATCCAGCGGTCGTCTATTATCTGAAACGTATTACCACGATGAACCGGAAACTGACGAATCCACGTTCATCCAACAAGCCAAGGAAGGGTATCAACGTGAATTCAACTAAAACTAGCGTTAAATACGTGCCACTCGAAGGTTGTCCTATTCAGGTCGGTCATCGTGCCAACGTCAAAACAATCAACGATCCCCGCGAACATCTGCGTGATGCTCGTTGGGTTCACACAACCACAGTACAATCTTATGATGAAGTGTCCGGCACTTTCATCACCAAGAACACTGCCTACCATCTTCACAAGGAAGAATAAATGAAACAGTTCTACGCAATTCTCGTTTGGATCTTTACATGCACCACGATGTAATCATCCAATTCCTACAGCAATCAACCAAATATTTGTTCGGAGAATAACATGTCAATGGGCACATGGAAGAAACATAAAATCCTCAAGGGTGCACGCGCTTCTCGCACTCGCAGTAGCAAAGCACGTATCACTTGGGTTATGCCTCCAGAAACCGGTTGGCCCGGTGGTGATCCTCGCAACAATGGATACCGTCACAAGGCAAAGTAATGGGTAAGAAAAGATATGTGGTAGTTGCTCATGCCTTTGACAAACGCGGCCGTTTGTTGGCTGTTGCTACTAACAGCTATACAAAGACCCATCCCATTCAGGCTTACTTTGCTGAAAAGGTCGGTCATTCCGCAAAACAGTTTGCTCATGCAGAAATCCTCTGCATGCTACGATGCAAGGACAAGCAAATTCACAGATTGATGGTCTATCGTTATGACAATGATGGTCAGTTGGTCTGTGCTAAGCCTTGTGTTATTTGTCAAGAAGCAATTACTGCATATCAACCCACTGAAGTTTGGTATTCAGATCATGGAACAATGGTGAAATTATGATACCAGAAATAGGTAATATCGTCTATGCTTACCAGCATATCAACGACAGAGCAGGAGAGACCATGTTTCTCATGTCTACACAAGAACATATCACTAGCGATCCAGAAGTAGGTCTCGCCGAGGCCCTCGAAGAAGTATGCAGGACTGGCGAGATGCAAATGATTGATGGATCATATGTCGAAGTAATCAACCAAGAAGATGCAAAGAACTTGGTTGTCTGGAAAATGCAAAGGATCAGATAATGCCAACCCCACACAAACATGCCAAAATCATCAAAGCTTGGGCAGATGGCCACAAGGTACAAATTCTAAATGGTTCATGGAAGGATTGCAGCATACCAACATGGCCTAACAACTGCGAATATCGCATCAAACCTGAACCTGTTGTTATCGAAGGTTTCATTACAGGAAAAGCATATCGTACAGATGAAAAAATCTTTGTGTTTTCGACAAATCCCTCTCCAACACAATACGACAAAGCAACATTAACCATCCATCCCGACGAGTAAACACACCATTCCCATCAATCTCCGACAATAGGAGTCGCAAATGATCACCGGAGAAATCAAGTTGTACAACGAGCCGTTGCCTGCATACAACTCAGGTTACAACGTCACTTTCCATTCACAATCGCTTGCTGAGAAGGAAGCATGGCATAAACGCTGTCATGAAGACCTTGATAAAGCCAAGCAACTATTCAATGTTGGCGACCAAATCATCGTCAAGAACCAAGCACGTACCCTGCAAACTATCGTCAGTTTCGTAGAAGAAGTCGAGCGGATGCAGCGGTATCAAGGTAATCCTTGTGTTGTTGAATGTAAAAACATGAACTTTGTGAATGCCAACAACATTCAATATTCAATCGAAGAACTAGATCTTGCCACCCTCATCAAACTGGAAATTCCCAATGTTTGACATTAACAAATACCCAAAATCCCTCGGCCAAGATGTCGTGATTAAGAAGGTCGGTCACAGCACCATCGACGTGTTCTTCGGTAAGGAAGGTTGGACAACTCATGCTCGCTTCACTACCAAGCGCACTGCCCGTGGCACCTTTCTTTCGCAGGTCAGTGGTGACAAAGTACCACAAGCCATTTTCAAAACTGTTATCGAAAAGGTAAACTAACATGGCATGTAACTTCATCATTTGTCTGGATGTGGATGAGCTTGGTACTGGCGAACTCAAAGCCACCCAAATATACTTCACCAACGATGAACATCGCATCCAGCAATACATCAGCAGTCTAGCGATGAACTGGCCGAACAACACCATCTGTGTATTCCGTCTGAATCAGCTACAAAAGCTGAAGACTAAGCCAACCTATCAACTATACAACGTTACCAAGGAAGGTGAAGTGATTCCAGTATGAAATACAAAAAACTCTATAGTGCCGGGTTCAGCGAACGTGATCCCTTTGGCATCTTCGATACCACTATCCGTGTCACACGACCAGAACATCTCATGGATGATGGCATGTTGATCCTCTGGGGTGGTGAAGACATCAGCCCAGCGATTTACGAACAAGACGTTGTCCATGCGCGAGCATCAAGCAAGCCAAGTGCACGTGACACCATGGAAATCAATCTATTCAAGCAAGCTGTCAAGCTTGGCATTCCAATTATCGGTATCTGCCGTGGCGCGCAACTCGCTTGTGCCCTATCTGGCGGTACGCTCTACCAACATATTCAAGGAGGCCATCATGGTGATCACGAAGTTGAGACGTATGATGGTCAAACGATGCATACGTCATCCTGTCATCATCAAGCGCTCAATCTATCGAAGGTTGAACATGAACTACTTGCTTGGGACAAGGATCGGATCACCGTGGCCTTCACTGACAAAGAAGTTGAAAAGGTGGTGATTCCAGAGGTTGTCTTACTAAAAGAAACCAACACTCTCGCAATTCAAGGCCATCCTGAATGGATGCATCGCAAGGATGCATTCGTCAAGTGGTGTTCAAATATTCTTACTACGAGGTTTGCATAATGGGTCTCTCTCACGGTTGTTCCAAAAAAGCTGACGAACTCTTCGCCAAGCGTCACACTACACAAATGCGTGCGGTCGTCGTCCATCAAAACTCCATTAGCACAGCCATGCTCACCATCGACGGTGTTGTCAATACCCGTATGGATCTCACATATCTACGTGGTGACTGTACGGCATGTACAGCCTATCTGGAGTATCTTAAGATTGATGAACTTCCAAAGATGTTCACAGCCATTCAAGAATATATGTCCATCAACGGCCGGATCTCCTGTTTCTTCAGCTTGAAGAAGTCGAAAGATTCTCTGAAGGATTGGATTGACCAGATCAAGAAGTTCCCTGTTGCTGGTCTACATGTCCAAAAGAGCAATCGCGAGCCAGATAGTGATTACTACATGCTGACTGGTATCCTCAAGGTGCCAAGTCCCATCATCAACAGCTATCACACACATAACGAAGAGTATCCCGAGAACCACAACAACAATGATGTAACCTATATCAACGCGCTCAACAAAGAACTAAATCTGCAAACTTTCTAAGGAAATAAAATGAACATGTTCACTATCGGTTGTGATCCAGAGATCTTCCTCGTGGATGAAAATCACAAATTCAAGTCCGTCATCGGCCTGCTCGGTGGTGACAAATGGATTCCTCGCATGTTGACTAAGGACGGTCATGCCTGCCTTGAAGACAACGTTGCTGTTGAATTCAACATTCCTCCATGCAACTCATTCGAGCAATTCAAGAAGGAAGTACAAGCAACCATGGAAATGGTCAAGGGTATTCTTCCTGCCAATCTCCATTACGATCAATCCTCTGCCGTCAGCTTTCCTGATGACGAACTGGCTTGCGAACAAGCTTGGGTCTTCGGTTGTGAACCGGACTATAATGCGTGGACAATGGAAGAAAATCCCAAGCCACATTCTGACGACAAAAATCTACGCTCTGCTGGAGGCCATATCCATGTCGGTTCTGCTCTCGCTGTCACTGATCCTGCTGCTGTCGTTAGGGCTATGGATCTTTTCCTTGGTGTACCTTCTGTTACTCTCGACAGTGGTACTCTGCGACGCCAACTGTATGGAAAAGCTGGCGCCATGCGACCGAAACCATATGGTGTTGAGTATCGCACTCTGTCTAATTTCTGGATTTTCTCTGATAATCTCATTAATTGGGCTTATACAGGAACTCAGCGGGCATTGGATTTTGTTCATTCCGGTAAGGAACTTCCTGCTGAACATGGCGAACTGATTCAAGAATGCATCAATAATAATAACAAAGACGCATACAACAAACTTCATCAACTCTATGCGGTGTAAACAATGGATATCTGGAACGAACTAACCGATTCCTTTAATAAGGATATGGCAATCGACGAGATGCGTAAGAAATATGAAAATACTCATCTTGTTATGATTCAGCCGGATGGACGCGAAAATCTCGTTACATATAAGGGATTTGCTGATGGCTTCCATTTCTTCAAGGATGAACTTGGAGTTGACCTGAAGCTACGCCATGAAACCAACGTGCGGATTGCATGTGTGTTCCCAGAACGTCGTCTGTTCAATACGGAACAGATGGCACTGGAATTCATTCGGCTGCCTCATCGTCAGTATCGTCGTGGTATCTGTAAGGATAATGTCAAGATATATTCTCCTGTGCGTCAGCTATGGAGTAAGGACGGTCATCCATGGTCACTGCCCACAATACGTGCTGCACTATATCCCAAGTACCCGTCATGTGCTGATGAAGCCATCAAGGAACTTGGATCTGGCAAATGCATCAGCATGGCACTAAACGAAAAGTTCATGTTGTCTTTGTCCTTCACAACCAAGAAGGACTATCTATACCTTTGGTATTGCAACAAATGTATAGGATATTTTCACAAGGATGTCTTCAAGATTGAACACAAGCTGTTCACTCAAGAAGTACTAGACAACGCTGCTCTGTTTAAACCTTATCGGATTGAGTTATAATATGCCAGTTATTAATATTAATGGTGGACAAAAAAGTATATCGTGGGCACAGACTATTCTATATGCAGATACAATGGGACTTACAGCACCAATGTTTGCAAATAGATATGGTCCTCCACCAACTGGACAGGGTCAAATGTTCTGGACAACTGGAGCACCACCGGCGCCGACAGCTCAAGAGATTCTACAAACAGATCCAGACTATGACTTCACCATCCACACGGAAAATGTAGCCCAAGAATTTCATGTACAACTGGATGACATCGTTTCCATATTCAATGCAAAACCTAGAGCAACCAAAACTGTGGACACTACCAATACTGGCAAGCTTCTTCAAGAAGTATACAAGTACAAGGCAATGACTCTTCGCAAGGCTGACAGCATCGCCTACGAAAAAGCCAACACCCTCAAGAACAAACCTTTCGACTGGACTACAACCCAAGGTATGGTGGGCATCGAGATCGAAGTGGAAAATATCCGCAACGGTGTGAGTGGTTTGTGTGCATACTGGGATGCAAAGGCTGATGGATCACTGCGTAATAATGGTATTGAACTTGTATCTATTCCTCTGCAAATCAAGCAAGTTCAACTGGCTCTAGAGCATGTATATGAATGCATGCACAAGAACAATGATCCTGATTTCAGCAATCGTACTAGTATCCACGTTCATGTAAACTGTCGTGACCTGACACAAGACCAGACCTTCAACTTCGTGCTGCTCTACGCTCTATTTGAAAAGCATTTCTATCAAGTAGCAGGCGCAAAGCGCATGAACAGCATCTTCTGTGTCCCACTGTTCCGTACCAATCAGATGACAACGATCAACGAGGTCATCTATGGTATGAGTCCCAACTGGCACAAGTACTGTGGCATCAATCTTCTACCACTGTTCCAAAACAGCGTAACTCAGGGTTATGGTACTATCGAGTTCCGTCACCTATATGGCACCAAAGATCAAATGGAAATCCTTCACTGGATTAACGACATCTTGTGTCTACGCAAGTTTGCATGTGAAATTTCCAAGGGTGATCTACTGGAAGCTATCAAGACAATGAACACAACCAGCAGCTACATGGCGATGTACTCACAAGTCTTTGCCAAGGGTCGCCGTCTTCTCAGTAACAAGAAAGACTTTGAAGAATGTGTTAGTAACATTAAACGCGAACTGTTCGGTGATGAATATATCGAAACACTACGCAAAACTGATACAGGACCATACTGGTCTGTGTCTCGCGAACTTGGCGTAAGGGGTTAAACGATGTGTGGTTTAGTAGCAATCATGAGCAAACAAGCAAACACCGGTTTCTTGTATAAGGATAAGACAATCTTTCTACAAATGCTTATCTCTGACATGTTCAGAGGTATGGATAGTACCGGTATGTTTGCAGTCAACAAGCACGGCAACCTCAAGATGGTTAAGGATGCCAGCCCGGCACCTTACTTCATCAACAAGAAAGAAACAAACACCTATCTAAATGATATGGTGCAGGACTACCACCTGATAGTCGGTCATAACCGCAAGGCTACCATGGGTGGTGTTACCTCAGAAACTGCTCACCCATTCATCGAAGGGAACATCTGTCTTGTCCACAACGGCACCCTCCAGAATCATTACAAACTTGCCACACGAACTGTGGATTCAAATGCGATCGCAGCCCACATCAACGAGCATGGATATAAGTCTCTTCTGCGCAACATCGAAGGCGCTTACGCACTCATCTGGTACAACGCAGCAGAAAAAACCGTATACTTCACACGCAATGTAGAAAGGCCCCTCCACCTTGTGGAAACGAATGAGCGCATCTATCTAGCATCTGAACCAAAGATGTTGGATTGGATTCTTGATCGTAATGACATCGGTAAATACACAATTCAAAATGTTCCTACGGACAAGGTCTTTAAGTTCAACCTCGAAACTCGCAAGCTAGAGGCTGAATCCAAGCCAAAAAAAGCCGAACCCGTGAAGAACAAGTTTCACCAATCGAACCAAAGCCAGTCGTCACGGGCACAACAGATGTCTTCGGGCTTTGGAAGTCTTGCGTTAGCTTACTCCTCGGAACGCAAACAAGACACTAACACAACGACGACAACACACAAAGCCAATATCGAAACATATAAAAGTGGCGAACGTATCAGTTGGAAACTCAACAACTGGGAACCACGTCAAGGTTCTACCAAGTTGGAAGGAGAAACAACCGATGGATTTCGTACACCGGTTACTATCTTTCTTGATAGCAATCTGTTTGATGATGCTGCTATTGATCGCCTCACTGACGCCGAATGGCTCACGGGTGTTATCACAACCATCTCATCAAAGCATGGCAACGTCCAAGTATATCTCAAAACTTGCTCTGTCGAAGATATGTGGACTTCTGCCAATCACAAAAAGATTTCTCCGGGAATGTTAGCTGATGCTGGCGGTGCATGTTATTCTTGTGGTACAGTAATGACCACTAAGGAACATGTACAAGATTCCGTTGTGAGTATGAACTCACGAGGTGAAATTCTCTTCATCACTTGTGGTGAATGTTGTTCTGGTCACCCTTATGCTTATGGACACTGCTAACATGAAAACATCAAAACTAACTGGAACAGCACTTGATTGGGCGGTATCAAAGTGCGAAGGAATACCTGTAAAAATTACCAGAACATCTTCATGTGCTGAAGAAGCAATTGGCAAGGTTACTTACTCCATTGACTTTGACCAAACATGGAATGCAAAAGGTCAAGAATGTTGGCTTAGTTACTCTCCTACATATAACTGGGCAATTGGAGGTCCAATTCTTCAGAAAGAGGGTATTGAGCTTCTCTGCAATTTAACTGAACGCGAAGCTGCACGGTTCTCTATTCCTACAAAAGCTGACTGGCAAGCGTTTCACCGTTCTGATCGCAAAACAGAGGCAAGACAATTTGCAAACACCCCCCTAATTGCAGCCATGCGTTGTTATGTCGCCCGCAAGCTGGGTGATGAAGTAGACATTCCAAAGGAATTACAATGAAACAAAAATTTCCTCGGGGTTCATTTGTACATGTAACAAAAAATTTACCTATTTATATGTCCCACTTTGAAAAAGATTTTGATGCTGTTGTTGAATACACATATGCACAACGATATGGTGGAAAAGGACAGAACCAAAAAGAATATTCTGTTATTGTATTGTCAAAAGGTAAACCAGTAAACTCAATTGCTTGGTATGAAGAAGAGCATTTAACTTTGCTGAAAGGTAGCATTGAGGAAGGTAAAAAACTAATTGAGGAATTTCATTATGGCTCGCATTAAACAAAAGCGTATCATTCTAATCGGTTATAAGATTGGCAGCCGGTCACTCAAGAATCTCCAAACCCAACTCAAGGAAGACCAAGATGAGCGTCGCGTTCTCCGTGTTCGTCGTACTAGTACTCGTTATCGTAGGCGTGTGTCTGATCGTATCGTGGCGTGGGGACCAACGGCGCCGTGCGCACATGTGGATCAAGCACAAGAGACAGCAAAAAAAGTTGCCAGTAACAAACTGCTGTCCTTCCGGGCATTCTCAGCACACAACGTGCCAGTGCCACAATGGACAACCAACGTGCAAGAAGCATTGTCATGGATCACACCCACACAATCTGTAGTAGCACGATATCTACTGTGTAGCCATTCAGGCAAAGGTATTGAAATCATTACCAGTGAGAATCTCCATGAAACTCGACCAATTGCAAAACTCTATGTCCAATACAAAAAGAAAAAGCATGAGTACCGTGTCCATGTGTTCCAAGGCAAGGTTATTGATGTGGCGCAGAAAAAGAGAAAGGTCGGTCATGAAAATCGCGACAACCAAATTCGCAATCATGCAAACGGATGGGTATATTGTAGAGATGGTATTACCACCCCAAACGGCATTCAAGAACTTGCTCTACAAGCTTGTCAAGCCTTGGGTCTCAATTCCGGTGCTGTGGATATTATTTGGAACGAAAAAGAAAACAAATGTTATATCTTAGAAGTAAACACTGCTCCGGGCATTGAAGGCACTACCTGTAAGAATTACACTAACGAAATTATTGCGAGTCTAACAGCATGAAACTACTACCATATAAATACACTATGGCTCTTGGTGAAGCATTCCAAGCAAATTCCATGAAATTCGCCTTCCTCAATCCAGTAGGTGACGACTTTCAGATGATCCATGCATGGGTACAATGCCGTGAATACTTCAACGAACTTCTCATGAAAAATCACCATCCAACAGAGTTCCAATTCGTCACCACATATGGTTTTGACTACAAGCACAACGAATTTCCACTCGACATGTCAGCCACGCGAATTGCAGTTAAATTCATGGATGTTACACAGAAGAAAACCTTCATGGACAATCTTCAATGGATTCACGCAGTGGAAACGATCAATGATGTAGATCTTACTACTGTTCATGATGTTGGTGATAATGAAATTATTGTTCTTGCCAGTAAACTATGGGTGCAGAAGTGTCTCCTGACCAACATCTACACACTGCTACTGAAACTGGCAGCATTAGATGTGTCCAAATATGATACACAATCCATTTTTGGTGTTGTTGGAAAACAAAACCAAAAGCCTTCAGAAATCTCATATATTCAAACCCTAACAGTGCCTGTATTCAACAGCCTTCTGGAAAACTGTGTGATGATCGCTCAACTACCTTCTAAGTATGTTGATGGCAGTGACACACTTCGTCCTGCATATGCTGTTCATGCGTCTTCTGGTATCATGTACCTAAAACAGTGTATAAAACTTCCAATCACTACCAATCCACTTAAAGAACTTGTTCGTGGATTGAAGAAAGTGTTCACTGGTAAATACAAGACAGCCTTCATTAAGGAAGTTGTATGAGCGGTCGTTGCAAATGCTGTAACGATGTACTGGAAGAATGGGAAATGAAAGCTATTGACCCACTCACTGGTATTTACACTGAACTTTGCGATGGATGTATCGTAGATGAGTTCATTGAGGATGATTTACTTCAATTAGATCTTGATCTACTGTCTAAGGAAGACACACTATGAACCCGTGGTTCCGTCCATCTATCCAGCAACCTCGCCGAATCCGACAGCTTGTAGATAAGATATTTGCACCCTTGACAGCAATAGTTACTTATAGTAAGGACTATTGGGACACTTGGCATCAAGTGTTCAAACCTGAAGGTAAGAAGGATGATAACAAATGAACAAAGAAAATCTCATTCGATTAATTCAACAATCTACTTCCATTCATTTATATATTGCCCAATCAAATCCACAGGACAAAATGGAAAATATTCCAACAGGAGAACTTAATGATTATAGCTTACATCCAGACGGTACTTTAGAATTGTGGTGTAATACTGGATATGAGATCTGAATCACATGTCATTCGCAAAGAAGCTTGTCCAGAGTGTAGAAGGATAGGAAATGATAGATCTGGCGATAATCTTGCTGTGTATTCTGACGGGCATACTTATTGTTATAGGTGTGGTCACGGTACTGGCCGTAAATCGTTTACAACAACAGCTAAACCAAACCCTACAGCAATTGTCCTACCTGCGGACGTTACTACGGAGCTACCAGTTGAAGCAAGATCATGGCTTGGACAGTATCAACTGGCACGATTAGATCTTAATCGTAATCATGTGATGTGGTCGGAGAGATGGTCTCGTATCATCTTTCCATACTTCAATGAAGCTGAACTTCTCGCTTGGCAAGGTAGGTATGTAGGTGATGACAAAACGAAGGCAAAGTGGTTCTCTCAAGGTAAGATCCATGAGATCATCCATCCAGTGCAGGTTACACAACGGAAAGCTGTACTGGTTGAAGATATTGTCTCTGCGATCAAGGTTTCACGGCAACGAGGTGCGATTCCTATCTTTGGGTCCTCGATCTCTGCTAAGCAGATCCTACGACTTAAAACAGTAGTAGATGAGGTATGGTATTGGCTTGACCCTGATATGCGAGCCAAGAGTGTTAAAATGGCTAGGCTGAGCGAATTGCTAGGCCTCAAAGCCCACGTAATCTTCTCTGACCATGACCCAAAGGAACATTCGCATGACGACATTGAAAACATCCTCAGAGAAAATCAAGCAACGTCGTAGTCAGATGCTAGTTCACTCCTTCTTGTATTATCACTGTGATACATCAGTTGTCTCAGATGATCAGTGGCAAGCTTGGGCGAATGAACTACAATACCTTCAAGAACTCTATCCAGACCCTATTGGTTTTTATGATATATCGTTCCAAGATTGGGATGGGTCAACAGGTATGCACTTGCCAACTGACGGCTGGATACGTCAGAAGGCACATCAGCTATTGACAAGCATGGACAAGTAGGATATAATATATATATTAATATATAAAGGATATAAACTATTAAAGAATATATAAACATACTATTATATCTATTAAATAATAATGTATATAATAAATACATATCTTATATAGATACTAATAATGAAAATAAAGAACTAGTTTTTCTTTATACTTGTCTTAGAGAAATGCATTCAACCTACAAGAAAGATTTGTCTTTGGAAGAATTCACTCTCTACTGCATGTCTAAGGTAAATGACAAGGACAGAAACACTGTCGAATCGATTCTAAGCACCCTGCAAGGGGCTACAATCGACGAACAGCTTATCGGTGATATCCTCACTACCCTTCGTAATAAAAAACTCGCCTACGAGCTTGCATTAGTTTCTCTTGATGTAAGTGAAGGTCGGTCATCAGTAGACAAGATCTATTCAACAATGGATGCCTTTGAACAGAAGCGCGAGATTGAGAAAGTAGAATTTGTCTCAGGAGATTTAAATGAACTCTACAACGAAGCCATTAAAACCACAGGATTACGGTGGCGTCTATCAACTCTCAATCGAATGCTTGGATCTCTCAGAAAAGGAGATTTTGGATTTATATATGCAAGACCAGAGACAGGCAAAACAACTTTCCTTGCAAGTGAAATTACATTCTTCGCAGAGCAACTATCAGAGACTAGTGGACCAATCCTCTGGTTCAACAACGAAGAGCAAGGTTCCAAAGTTATGCTACGCTGTATCCAGTCAAGCCTTGGAATCAGTCAAGCAGAGTTGTTCTCCAACATCAATCACTATCAAGCTGCCTTTGACAGTAAAGGTGGACAACGCATTAAAATCTTTGATTCCGCCAGCATCCATCGAAGACAGGTTGAACAACTTTGCAAGGAGCTTAACCCAGCCCTTGTTGTATTTGACCAAATTGACAAAGTCAAAGGATTCACTGACGACAGAGAAGACCTCCGACTTGGGGCAATTTATATTTGGTCTCGAGAACTTGCAAAATCATACTGCCCTATTATTGGAGTATGTCAAGCTGATGCGTCTGGAGAAGGAAAACGATGGTTAACAATGGAGAATGTAGCAAATGCTAAAACTGCCAAGCAAGCAGAGGCTGACTGGATTCTCGGTATCGGCAAAACCCATGACACTGCTCTCGAGTATGTCAGACACTTTCATCTCTCAAAGAACAAACTGTCCGGGGATGCCGACACAGAGCCGGAGATGCGTCACGGCAAGGCCGATGTGCTTATCAAGCCGTTAATTGCAAGATATGAAGACATGGAGTTCTAATGGAATTAATCAAACACCACAAAACAAAACCATTTAGTCGTAAAAATATGATGGACGTTGCGAAGATCATCCGCAATTGTCACATCAGTGTAGCAAGTCGTGAGATTGTAACCCGTGCCCTTGCGAATTACTTCGAGAAGGAAGATCCTTTCTTTGATCGAAAGATGTTCAACAATTTGTCAAGTGGTACATTAGATTCAGATCCAAAGACAGCACGTTATTCAACCGTTCAGGAGAAACAAAATGACTCAGAAGTTTGATATTCCCATTAACCTCACCGTATTTGCCAAGGATGAAAAAGAAGCAGAAGGTATTGCTCTTAATTATCTTCGTGATGCTTACCTTACATTAGCAAATCCTGATATTGAAGAGTATGAACTTTTCGAGTTCGTTCCTCGCGATCTTGCTCAGTCATGTTGCTGTTAAATGCTACTCTGCATTGATTGCGAAACCAGCACGTACAACAAGGGGAACGTATATGATCCACGGAATTCGCTATGCCTATTGGTAATCAAAGCCATTTCAGGAAGTTCAACAACTTTATACTCTTTCAAAAGTCCATGGGACGTTGGCCGTATAAATGAAATTCTATCTTCTGGTAGGGAGCTTGTCTTTTTTAATGGTAAGTTTGATCTGTCTTGGCTTAGACGTGAGTTTGGATATGTGCCTCCTTTCGGGACTCGTATCTATGATTGTCAATATGCTGAGTTCCTTTTTAGTAATCAAACTTGGAAGTTCCCCGATCTGCGAACCGCTTGTCTCAACAGAGGATTAGATCCTAAACAAGACTACATCAGTGAAACATATTGGGACCAAGGTATTGACACAGTCGATATCCCCATGGATGAACTGGAAGAGTATTGTATTAATGATGTGGAAATTACACATCAGTTGTATGTATCACAAATGAAAGACTTCACCACTACTTATAGCCACATGATCAAACTCTTTAAGTTGCATATGCATGATCTGCCTGTGCTTCTAGAGATGGAATGGAATGGTCTTAAGTATAATGCTGCAAGATCGCTGGAGATCGCTGAAGAAAACGATATCCGTATTGCCGATCTCGAAACACAACTCAACAATATAGTTGACTTTGAAATTAACTGGAATTCAAACAATGAAAAATCTGCAATCCTTTATGGCGGCAGCGTTAGCCGCGAACATCAAGTTCCAATCGGACACTTTAAAACTGGGGCTAGAGCTGGTCAAATCAAGTACAAAAATGTGGAATCCAAAACAGAGTTTCCTCAACTCGTTTCCCCACTATCCGAGTACAAGTTCGGTGAACGTGTCGAAAACCGATCAGTAGCAGAAGATGTACTGCGATCTCTAAAACCAAGCAAGCTGGCTAAGAAACTCATTGAGTTAATTCTTGAGCGCAGTAAACTAGAGAAGCAGAATGGAACGTATCTTAAGGGACTTCCCAATAAGATGCAGACTATGGGTTGGGGAGATTACTTACACCCCTCGTATAACCAATGTGTTGCGGTAACGGGACGGGTTGCATCTTCCAATCCAAATGGTCAAAACATTCCACCAATCGGGAAGCGCCTGTGCGAGAGTAGGTTCACATGATTGTCAACGTAGATGCAAAGTCACTAGAATGGTGCACATATCTGTACCTAAGTCAAGACAAAAATGGAATTGAAGAATGGCACAATGTTGTAAATGACCCAAGTAAATTTGATATCCATCTTGACAATCAAACGAAGTTTAATCTACCTTCACGGCTGATCGCCAAGGTATTTTTGTTTCGTTGGATTTATCGTGGACCCGCATTTGCTTACTGCCATGACCCAGATTTTGCGGTGGTGAGTAACAAGCAGCAATATTGGCAAGATGTTATTGACCAATATTATTCAAAGTATCATGGTATATACAAGACACACATGAAGTATCTACAAGAGGTGAATGCTACCGGAAGGCTACGTTCACCCCTTGGTAGACAATACCAATTCAAGAAAAACAAACGAGGTGAATTTTCCGAATATGAAGTTACCAACTACCCCAATCAGGGTCTTGGAGCGGACGTTATGGCTGTTGCTAGGGTTAGCCTTGCTGCCCGTTTTTCTAAGTATAAGTTGCGTAGTTTACTTATTAGCACTATTCATGATTCTCTCACATCCGACTCGCCCCCTGACGAGGTTGAAGTGGTTAAGGAAATCATGGTAGATGTGTTTAAGGATCTTCCTAAGAATATTGAACGAGCCTTTGGCATCGAATGGAATCTCCCGATGTGCGGAGAGGTCACTGTCGGTCCTAATATGAAAGATCTTGAAGACTAGTATTAGCCCGAAAGGGCACGCACTTTGTGCTTGACACATAGAAAATATGTGGTATAATATTAAGTATAGATAGTAATTAATTAATAAATATAAATAAGAAAGATAACATGCAAATTCAAATTCAATTCATTGATGCGTCTGTAGAAGATAAGGGTAAGTACAAGATGGCTGAAGTGACCTTTAAGGATATTGCTAAGGGTCAAACATCGTCTAAGAAGCTTATGTCTTTCAGCAATCCTGCTGTCTATAAGACTATTGTCGATGCAAAGAAGGGTGAAGTTTATGCCATCGAAATGCAGAAGAATGAGAAGGGCTATTGGGATTGGATTGGAGCGACTATCGCAACTGGTGTTAACACTGGGTCTGGCGGTAGCCCTGAGACTGGCACAAAGGGCACAGGTTCAACGAGTTTCTCTTCACCCAAGTCTACCTATGAGACTCCTGAAGAACGTGCCAAGAAGCAAGTCTATATTGTTCGTCAGTCGTCAATTAGCTCCGCAATTGATACTCTCAAGACAGATAAGAAAGCTCCAACTGTTGGCGAGGTCATTGATCTTGCCAAGCAATACGAAGCCTTCGTCTTTGGTGTGGATGTAGATCCTCCTAAGCTGGCAGATCTGCCTACCTTTGACGACGATGACGACGTACCAATGTAATGATTAAGGTACATGATTATCATTGCAAGGAATGTGATCATGTCTTTGAGAAGTTTGTTTCCACAGGCGGCACTCCTCAAGAGTGTCCGCTGTGTGGTTCACTTCAAACAGAGCAGATTGCTACCAGTGCAGCATTTAAACTAACAGGACAAGGGCAGTACTCATCACGGATGAAAGTATGATAGCATTAATTGACGGAGACATTGTAGCATATCGTTGTGCAGCAAGTTGTGAGCGTACTGTAGAAGGCGAGAGAATTTGTGAGGCTGATGAAGAAGTTGCGCTGCTACGAACAGAACAACTAATGAAGCAGATCATTCATACTACTCAAGCAGATGCTTACAACTGTTTCCTTTCTCCTTCTAAGAACTTCCGTTACCTTGTCTATCCTGAATACAAAGCTAATCGTAGAGACACTGTTGATCCTGTCCATCGTAAAGCTTGTAAGCAGTATCTCATGGACCACTGGAATGGGGAAGTCTTTGAAGGTTATGAAGCTGATGATGCTCTAGCATGGAGTCAAACGTATAATGAAAGTGTTATCTGTTCTATTGACAAAGATCTTAAACAAGTTCCGGGAAACCATTATAACTTTGTTAAGGAAGAAGTTGATTTTGTTACTACAACAAATGGATTATCCACCTTTTATCAACAAGTCTTAATTGGTGATAAGACCGATAATCTAATTGGTCTCACAGGCATTGGTCCAAAGAAAGCAGCCAAGTATTTAGAAGGTTGTTACGAAGAACAAGAAATGTTTGATACAGTCTATGACATGTATCAAGATAAACATCAACTCGCGATTAACCTCATGTGTATGTGGTTATGTCGTGAGAAAGGAGTAACATGGGCAAATCGAACGGACACCCAATTAATTATACCCTCAACGTTAGAACACGAGCTGGGTCTGATGTTAGAGTCTATGAAATCTTCTACGAAGACTACATAAACGGTGCGTATTATGACGAAGACAGTGATGTGTGGTGGCCCTGTCAATGGGCTTTCAATGGTTGCTATGCAGAAAAACCTTCTAGTTTGGATCTAGTCAACATATGAAAATTCAAAAACAATTTACACCTATTACCGTTGTATTAGAATCTGAGAAAGATCTGGTGGATTTTCATAACATCTTACGTGCTGCATATAGAGAAGAAAATAAGAATCGTTTTCCATTTTGTTCAGCTAAAGAATCTGATTTACAATATAAAATTCAATATCTAATTGATAAGGTTTGTAAATGAGTGAGCGGAAACGGCGCAGCAAACTAGAGTTAAAGTTTGAGGAGATTCTTCTTGAGAACCAAGCTGAGTACGACTATGAAGTTACAGTTATCCCATATACAGTGCCAGAGTCACAACATAAGTACACGGTTGATTGGACCCTACTTAATGGACCACTTATTGAAACAAAGGGGTACTTATCTGACCACCAAGAACGAAACAAGTATGTCTTGCTTAAGCAACAATATCCTGACCTAGATCTGCGGTTTGTCTTTGACAATCCTAATAAGCTTTGTGGTGGTACTAAGTACAGCCACGCTAAGTGGGCAGACAAGCATGGGTTTGTTTGGTGTGGTATTCGAGATGTGGAGACTATCCAATCGTGGATATCAAACATAAACTAGATACTGATGAAGGAACATTTGAAGTTTACGTTAAAGCATCACAAGACGACCTCAACTATTTGCAGAGGTTGTCTTTGATGTATTTAATAGACCAAGATATGTTTCCCTTTCGTCTACTCTCTGCAGACGATGCTTGTAATTTTCATAATACACCAGAAATGATCCAATGATTACAGTCAAATTTAGATACTCTGATGGAGTCGTAGTGACTAAACATTTTAAAACCATGGCAGAAATGCATAAGTATGCACACAACGAAGGTGATCACTTAATAGAGATTATATATCTATGAAGACACATCTCATTATCCCGGACACACAATGTAAAGATGGACATGACTTTGAATTTCTAACTCGTATTGGTAAATATATTGTTGATGTTCAGCCAGATGTTGTTATTCACCTAGGCGATTTTGCTGACATGCCAAGTCTATCTAGCTATGACGTAGGAAAGAAATCATTTGAAGGCCGTCGTTATACCAAAGACATTGATGCAGCTAAGAAGGCTATGTATTGTCTTCTTGAGCCATTGTATTCTTATAATGTTACAGCTAAAGCACAAAAGAAAAAGCAATATAATCCACGAAAGGTAATGCTTCTAGGCAATCATGAGAACCGTATTAATAGGGCTATCAACGATGATCCGAAATTGGAAGGACTCATTAGTACGCAAGATCTTCCCTATCAAGATTGGGAAGTACATGATTTCCTTAAGCCTGTCTTTATCGACGGTATCGCTTATAGTCATTATTTTCCAACAGGAGTTATGGGTAGAGCAGCTACAACTGCATCTGCTATGGTTAGCAAGTTACATATGTCTTGCATTGCTGGACACCAACAAGGAAAACAAGTCGCCTACGGTAAGAGACCAGATGGTTCTACTATCACTTGCATCATTGCTGGTTCATGTTATGAACATGATGAAGATTATCTAGGGCCGCAAGGTAATAACCATTTTCGTGGGATTCTTATGGCGTATGATGTACAGAATGGTTCTTTTGATGAACACTTTGTTTCGCTAAAATATTTACAGGAGCATTATGCAAAGTTTAATTGAACGATTGCGAATTCGTGCTACAATTCGCAGACAGATTAGTACACGTAAATCTGTTCAAGAAAACAAACCTGATCGTTTAGCTGATTTACTAGAAGAAGCTGCAAATGAAATTGAAAGGCTTTTAAATGCAAAGTCCTAGTCATTATGGCGACACTCGACTAATGGATTTGCTTATTGACAAGCAAGTTCCATTTGCTGAAGGTAACATCATGAAGTATGTATTTAGATGGCGAGAAAAGGATGGTCTGCGCGATCTCTATAAGTCTCGCGATTATCTAAACGCTCTTATTGCTAATGAAGAACTTAAGGAAATTAAATAATGGATGCAAACTCATACCAAAATTGGACACTCAGCACTGCAATCTATCCCGGTGCGGGTACTGGTAACGATGCTGAACTTTCCTACCTAGCACTTGGTCTTAATGGAGAAGCTGGTGAAGTCGCAGACAAAATCAAAAAGCATCTTCGTGATGGCAAGCTTGATATTGGTGGTATTGTTTTTGAGCTTGGTGATGTTTGTTGGTACATCGCCCGTATGGCAGATGCGTTGGGATATAGTTTCGAAGATCTACTTACTATCAATAATTCTAAACTAGAGTCTCGCAAGGCTCGTGATGTACTGACAGGGTCTGGTGATGCACGTTGAGCTTGAGTACGTCACACCAAACTCACTCGAACTTATCGGACGATTTGCAGGCATCTGCTATAACTCCAACCTTGAAAAAGAAACTTGCATTAAGCGCGCTATCTCTTGTAAAGATAAGGGCCATCTTGCAACTCTTCGATTTGCTTTCGCAACATTTCATGTCGGAGGAATCAGCCGAGCTTGTAGTCACCAGTTTGTTAGATCAAAACATCTAGACTTCCTCCAAAGATCACAGAGGTATTGCAATGAAACAGAAACAGACTTTGTCGTTCCGCCAGTCTCTCCAGATATGGCTGCTATTATCACTGCTTCATATCAAACTGCGCTGGTACAATACAAAACATTATTGGCTGCCGGTATTAAGAAAGAAGATGCACGCTTTGTACTACCGAATGGTGGGACGACAGAACTAATTGTCACAGGTAACTTTCAAGCTTGGCTGGACTTCATCAAACTACGTGCCGACAAACATGCGCAGTGGGAAATCCGCGAGGTAGCAAAGATTATTAATAACAAACTCTCGGAACATGCTCCGGGACTTTTCGATTGGATGCCATGAGTATTCTATTAACTACATTGCTCTCCGCACTGATTCCTGTCGGTGTGGAGGGTATCAAACAAGGTATCACCGCCTTAACCGGCGGTGTTAAACCTACAACCGTTGCGGAGCAAATACAACTTGATGAACAAGATATTCGCAGGATGGAAACAATTGCGAAGCTCGACAATCCGGGAGGCACTCCTTCTCAGTGGGTGGTTGACCTTCGTGGTTCGGCTAGGTATCTTGCTTCTTTTGCTGTCATTCTTGGCGGTGTGGGTCTGGCGTTCGTAGAAGGCATTGACCCCGCTGTTAAACTGATTAGTCTTGAAGGTGCAAATATTGCATTTGGTTTCCTCTTTGGACAACGAATTGTGACTAACTTTAAGAAATAACATGTCTACTTTTTATGACCTTCTAGAACAATTAAAACAAGAAGATGAGGTCACTGTACTAGAGATCGTTGATCTCTCATCTGGTGAGCTTGTAGATGCCTTAGAGAGCATTATTTTTGATAAGCAGCAGCGTGTTCGAGAGTACTACAATGAAATCGATGAAGCCTTGGACAGGGAAGAAGGATAATCTTCCTTCTCCTGGTAAAAAAGAACAGCACTTAGAACGCAAATCAAAACGAGAACTTCAACATCATTTTGAAGATGATGATTGGAACAAACAACTACAGGAATATTATGCAAGTCAACAGATTCAAGAACAGTTTCAGTGAAAACATATTTAAAAATAAGTATAGCCAAGGTGTCAATGATACGTGGGATGCTTTAGCTGAACGTTTAGTAGAGGATGTGTGTGGTTCACGTTGGGGCAAAGACAAACCCTTGATGTCACAAGAAGACCGTGATGCATTGGTTGAATATATTAAACGTATGGCTTTCCTGCCCGGGGGTCGTTATCTTTGGTATGCAGGTCGTGGTAACAGCTACTTTAATAATTGCTTCTTGCTACGAGCAGAACATGATACGAGGGAAGAATGGGCGGACTTAACACAACGAGCAGTAAGTTGTCTCATGACTGGTGGAGGCATTGGCATCGATTACTCTATGCTCCGTCCATCAGGGAAGCCTTTAAGTCGTACAGGTGGCTTATCAAGCGGCCCGATCCCATTGATGCAGATGATCAACGAAGTTGGCCGGGGCGTCATGCAAGGTGGGTCTCGACGCAGTGCAATCTACGCCTCACTGAATTGGCTTCACGAAGACATTCCCCAGTTCCTGAAGGCAAAGAACTGGAGTCAGCGGATCAAGGATCTAAAGGCTGAAGATTTCAATGCTGCTGCTCCTCTGGACATGACCAATATCTCTGTCAATTATGATGACAAGTGGTTGTACAATGCACATCGTGCAGAGCTACCAACCTTCGTAGAGAATTGTCGTCAAGCAATGATGACAGGTGAACCCGGCTTTAGCTTTAACTTTGGGGATAAACAAAATGAAACCCTTAGAAATGCATGTACGGAAGTTACATCTGAGGATGACTCTGATGTATGTAATCTTGGTAGTGTCAATCTCAGTAATGTTTCGTCAATTGAAGAATTCAAACATATTGTTGAACTCGGTTCCAAATTCCTTGTTTGTGGAACGTTACGAGCAGATTTGCCGTACGATAAAGTTTACAAGGTCCGCGAAAAGAATCGACGACTTGGACTTGGACTTATGGGTATCCATGCATGGCTTCTCCAACGAGGACAAGGATATGTGGCAACACCAGAACTACATGAATGGTTAAAGGTATATAAAGATGAATCCGAACGAGCAGCTAATGAACATTGTGAGCGCCTATTTATTTCCAAACCAGTTGCTTACCGTGCCATCGCTCCAACAGGTTCTATCGGCATTCTCGCGGGGACAACTACTGGAATTGAGCCACTCTTTGCCGT